GAAGCCAGACCATCCCCAGCCCTATGATACGCCAATGCCTGATTAACAAATTGGCAATTCTCCCGGAATGGCAAATCCTTTTTCATAGTCTCACAGGAATACGAATTTCCCATAGGTGCATAACGGCAATAGCGTTCTTCCTGCCTGATTCTGCATCCTGTCTTACCACACGAAAAACAATCAGTTTTTAGACACCCCATGGTGTTCAGCAAACTATCCGCTGGGCGAACTTTCAATGGTTCTCCATACGCTGACAACTGTTCAAATAATCCTATCTGTCCCTTAACCTTCCGCATCTGTCACCTCCATCACGCCAACCTAAGCTGACCGCTTTCCTCTTCCCTGACCACACAATTCGGTGTCCGCTCAGCCACGCACAGCTCCGGTAAATTTGCTTTAACCAGTGCTGCAGGTATCGGTGGGCACACCGCATTTCCGCATCTTCTTACCTGTTCGCTCCTGGGATATGCCTTTCCAGTGTAATCATGGTCGATTATGTAATCCTCCGGAAATCCCTGACATCCGTACAGCTCTCGCGGCTCCAACATTCGCAATCCTATATCCACAATCTGATAATCCACACCATTCACTGTCACCAGACCGAACCGGTCCTGCGCGGTCACAGTGTCCAAGGGATTCTTTATATCCTGCCCCGTGCCCTGCCCATAATACTTAATGAGAAAGGCTCTGACCTCGCCGAAATGTCCATCTCCGGCGGTTATGGTTGGTATAGGTTCCCGGACATCTCTACCATCGCAATGATTATTCATTTGAATCAGATTCACCGCACACACGCTGTTATGATCCCATGCCGTTACTGTTGGCAACGGCGCTTTCAATTCCTTGCCATTGCCCTTATATCCCCCATCGTAATACTGATGCAGGAAGGAAGTCACCAATCCGTACCTGTTGGAACTATCTACCGTCATGATTGGCTCCTCAATAGTCTGTCCCCTCACTTCGCTATTTGAAGTCTCAGAATGGTACTGGATCAGAGTCGGACTGATAAGACAATGCTCATTCTTACTAACAATCGTGGTCAAAGGATCACGGACATCTTTGCTCCTGTCATCAGTAAAGCCAGTCTGTCCAATCTGCACCATGTAAGGCTCTACAATACCAAATCCATGTTTTCCTGTTACCGTGGATAGCGGCTCATTAGCGCTCTTGCAGTAATCTGACTTTGCGCCGCTGTGATTGATCTGTACAATGAACGGCTCCGCATTATCAAGTACAAACTTTTTTAAGCCCCTTGCGATCCGCTCCATGGTCTTAGGCGCCAGCGGTCTCACTGCCCGTATACCGTATTTCTCCCTAATCTCTTCCGCCGTGTCAAAGATGGACGGGCAAGGAAGGGAAAAATCCAACTGTGTGTATGCTCCCACATACTGTTTTAACAATCCTGCCTTTACCTGTTCGCTGTCCGCCGGTGCATGTGTCGGTTCCGGCCATACAATCGGCCTGCCGTCACACCTGGCGATCAGAAAGAACCGTTTCCGCATGGTAGGGGCACCGAAGTCTGCTGCCACCAGCTCTCGAAACTGCACCGCATATCCCAACTCATTGAGCTGATCCACAAATTTCCGAAATGTGACACCTTGTTTCGCCTTAATTGGTCTGTGGCTTCTGTTCAACGGACCCCATGTCTTAAATTCTTCCACATTCTCCAACATGATTACCCTAGGCCTTACCAATCCAGCCCACCGCAGAGCTACCCATGCAAGTCCACGAATATTCTTATCTTTAGGCTTTCCTCCTTTAGCCTTGCTAAAATGCTTGCAGTCTGGCGAAAACCACGCTAATGCCACCGGGTGTCCGTTGCAGGCTTTCACCGGATCCACATCCCACACACTCTCGCAGTAGTGCTTCGTATTCGGATGGTTTGCCTTGTGCATCTTTATTGCCTCGGGATCATGATTAATTGCAACGTCCACGCTAATGCCAGTTGCCAATTCAATCCCAGTACTTGCTCCTCCACCGCCTATCGTAGACCAGCGAAGTTATCAACTATAACTTCGCCATTTATCATAAAACCACCCCCTTTTCAATAATCCAGCCGAATCCTCCTGTGCTGGATCTCTCACCATTTATTACCTTACAAATATTTGCAATGTGTAATCCGTTCTCATGCTGCATAATCTCGCCATAAGCGGAGGGAATGATGCTGTCGAGCGGCTCATACGGGATAATATTGCCCTGCCGGTCTTTGCTGTATGGCTGTTGATAATAGAGATATTCAAACAGATCCAGGTGCTTGTGATACCACTGATCCATTTCCAAAGCCAAACGCAGGATGTCGTTCCGCATGAAGATTGCAAACGGCGCGGATCTGATCACTGTCTCCCCGTAATAGTTGCAGCCATGCTCCACCAAAGCCTCTTCCCGCTGCCCTCCCTCGCTGGCCATCATGCCCAGATATGGATAGCTTTTGTGTTCTTTTGCCCAGTCGTCACACGGCTTTTCCTTCAGCCAGTAGCAACAGTCATTCGATACAAAGAACGGCGGATTCGGTTTGCCATACTGCACTCCCTCATTTTCGTTCTCATACCCGCCGAATAATTTGAGCCACTTATACGGAAGTTTCATCCGACTGTCTTTGGCAAAATGTCCTAACTCCCCGCACTCTCCGGTAATGATCGCATGTCGGACCGTCTTATTATCTTCCGTGGGATGCTGCAGCAGATCGATTTTGCCCGCGATCCGCTTGCTGATCACCGGGAACCCGCATTCATTCAAAACCTCGATCTTTGACTTATACGGCTTGACCATCTCGATTCCCAGCGCCTTATGTACTCTCTGGTTACCCTTATCTTCCAAGCTGGATACCGAAATCGCCGGAACATTGATTCCAATGCTCTGCAGCCACACAAACAATGTGATACTGTCCAGCCCGCCGACAGACACATGGGCATTAAACCCTCGCTTTTTCATCTCTTCCAGAAATTCAAATGCCTTGCCGGTCTGCCGCTCGATCTTTTCCTCATAGGGTAATGCCTGCAGCTCACTGAAAGCACGCTTCTTATCCTGCTTCGCTTTTCGCCATGCGTTCTGTATCTCCTTAGGAGCTCCGTCTTCCAATCCGGTCAGTTCATCTTCGTCAAACAGTGTCATTTGCCTGTTATTCACTCTGTTTTTCACCATCCCTTCCATCTACATCTATTTCTCTTTCTTCTTTGCGTATCCTGTAGTTATGTTTCATCCGTTGTATTATCTGTTCTCGGTTCTTTTGATAGTAGATTCTGTTATACTCCCTTGTGTGCTTCAGGCTTGCTATATGTCTCTCTTCTCTTCGCTTTTCTCGAATTTTGCGCCGTTCATCTTCTGAAAGTGGTTGAATTTCTGCCGGGATAATGTCCTCGTCTTGCTCAGAATACCACCCTAAAGACACGGCCTTGTATTTGTGCTTTCTACTCCAAGGCGCCGCACCACACAGCATACGGCGAAGATACTGCAATGATATTCCCAGGTAGTCCGCAACCGCCTGCGCCCCAATCACATCGCACTTAACCGGGGTTTCGAACTTATCATTTGTGATAATCATGTAGACTTTTGGCATCTATTTCCCTCCGTTCCCCTTATCTCTGTGCTCTTTATAAGTTATAATTGCTGCTGATATTTTTTTATATAATTCACATACCGCCTCCCCATACTGCTTATATTTCATTGTGTTTTTTGCATTCTCATCAATCAATTCATCCCACAATAAATCATTCAAGGGAATAAAAAGATACCTTTTCGATATGTCCCATAAATCGAGAAATATGTGATATATAATTTCCTTTTCTGTCATAATTGCCACCCTCAATCAAACGGAAGTTCAGCACCATCACTGACCTGCAGCCAACCACTACCATCATCATTGTCGGCAGGGTTCATCTTGGAAACATTTCTGCTCATGCGATCTGCACTGTTTGTCCTGCCTTGGGCACTTCCTCCCCCTATTTCCTCAAACCGCATCAGATCACCATTGAATCGTAAAACAACCCGTCCTGTCCTTCCCTGCCTCTGCTTTTCGACCTTACATCCCTTCTTGGATTTATCATCCTGATCCATGTTCCACATGAGAATAATCACGCTTGCATCCTGCTCAATGTCTCCGGCTTCACGAAGCTCTGCCATGGTAGGTTCCTTCGTGTCCCGACTCTCCGACACACGATTCAGCTGCGACAGTGCGATGATTGGAATATTCAACTCCATTGATAATGCCTTAATTGCCTTACTGATAGCACCTACTTCCGCATATCTGTTTCCACGGTATTCCCGGTCGGTTCTCAACAGCTGCAGATAGTCAATAATAATAATGTCATATCCCATGTGGCGGCTCTCTGTTCGGATCTCGCTGACAGCCTTACTGCCGGTAGTAATCACAATATTATCTTTCGCGCTCAGAACCTCATTTGCCTTGTCAAACCGTTCTTTCTCATCACCCAGAAAATTCTTTGCCCGCCGCAGTCTCGTCAATCCAATGCCGCTATGCGCTACCACAAAACGCTCGTACACTTGTTTTTCCTTCATTTCCAGATTGTAGAAGCCGATCCGCTTCCCTTGGTTGGAAAGGTTCGTAGTAATCTGCGTCACAAACGCTGACTTACCGACTGCCGGTCGTGCGCCGATCACTATCACATCTCCGCCTTCCAGTCCGCCCAGCAAATCATCCAACTCCGGGAACCCCATATAAAGACGCTGCGCTTCATTATCAATGAAATACTTGTCCTTATTCTCTTTGACGATCTCCGGCAACGTCCTTGAAGCACTATCCCGGTTATCCATCAGACCTTCCAATCGGTTGAGCAATTGTCTGATCTGTCCATCCACTTCAGCCGGAGCCACTCTCACCTCGTCAAGAATACGTTCAAAACATCGTGCTCTGTACTCATTATGGATGACCTCCGCATAACTTTTGACTTCTGTACTTGTGTACGTAGATGACATACACTTTCGTACTTCTTCCAAAATTATGCTTTCCGGGAAGAGATCACCGGATAATTTTTGAACAATGACTGCAAGATTAACATCATACCTATTTTCATATCCTCGCTGAAACTCCTGGTATACCAACCCCAGCAACTCTGATGTAAACATTTTGCCGGAAATAATATCATTGATAGATGCGATACATACCGGATTGACAAATAATGAACCTATTAATCCCTGTTCTGCCAGATAGCTCATTCCATCATCCCTTTCAGATACTCAAATAATGTGGGGACAATACATTCTCCGCGAATTTCCCATAAATGAACTGTATCCTGTGTTCGTTTCAGTAATTCAGAGGCTTTATTGATATCACCGCCGGTAATGCTTTGGAACATATCCCTAATTACTTTTTCATCTCTTCCCATTGGATAGGCTGCAACCACCGCTGAATAGATATTTTCAAATGTGATATGCTTTACTATCTCTATTTTCTGCATCTCCTTTACCTTCTGGGCAATGTCTGCTATTGCCGGCGGATAGCATTCCTCAAGAATGTGCTTCTTTATGGCAACCAGCACCTCCTCACTTTTGAATCCACCGAGGAACTCATACCACACATCCATGACCTCATCGGAAAGCGGAAACCGCTTCTCCCCATAGGCGATCTTAAGCTTTTGCATAATAGGCTTAAATTCATTCTTAGTCATTTCCCCAATCCTCCAAATTGAAATTGTTGCCTGTTTGTCCACTCTGTCCTCTATACCCACCGCTCCGGTCCTGCGCTCTGGACAACCAGCTATTGACAAATTTCCGAATCCCGCGCTTCGTCTTTCGCCGGGAAGGATTATCCATGCACCAGCCTTTCATTTTCCGAAACTCCTGCAGCACATCTACCGCAGGGTACAATTCCGAATACTGATCTATATCTGACTGGTAAAAGGGAAACTCCTCCTTCGTGTTCAGAATGATGGTTATGACCGGCGGTACGGATGCCGGATTTTCCGGCTCCGGACATAATGTATTTATATTTCCTTTCCTTTTATTTACTTTACTTTCCTCTACTTTACTTTGTTGATTCCTGCATACATTTTCTTCATTTCTGTATACATTTTTTTGATTTATGTTGACATTATTCGGAATTTGAGATGCATTTAATAAAAGGTAGGCTTTTTCTACCTCTATTTCAGATCTCCGTTTGACAGCTTCAAAATAGCGTTTCTGTATTCCGGCAGAAGTGAGGATGCCGTACTCATGAAACATATCCTCGCTGAATATTTCTCTCTTGATAGCTGCTTTTATCACTTCCGAAACAACATTGTCACCCTCTGGCAATCCGCAGGCTTTACGGGAGAACAGCAATGCCACCTCGTCATTCCACTCACAATAATAACCAAACTCGCCATATATCTTCTGATATAATTTGACTATTATCGCAAGCCCTCTTAATCCAAATTCCGCTTCGATCAGCTCAATCTTATCTTCAAAGCTACAAGCAAGGGGAAAGTAGTCTAAACTACTTTTCGCCACCTTTATTCCTCCTGCCCTTTTAATATAGAAAGGATCCGCTCCGCCGATTCCCCAGGCGTACAGAACCTGAACTCCACACCGTACTTCTCATGCATGGTATAGCAGGCCTTTGCCAGTGTTTCACCCCTCGTCGCTCTCGGGTACTTCTGGACTTTCTTATAGCGCGGTCTGCCATTCTTGTAATACCCGACAACCTGATCCGAATTCATCATGATGAACAGTCTGGGATTCTTCCATGAAAACAGCTGCTCAACACTCCTGACCGTCGGATTGTATATATCTTTGGTGTACGGAACCAGTCCGCCCTTATTTTCCACCAGAATATACAGTTTGATGCCATTATTCTGTGCCAGAATACATTCGTCCCGGAACCGCTCATGCTGTTGCCCTATGATGTCATTCAACAGCTCTTCAATGGAATTCTTGGTATCTACACATCTATCATAAGTACCTACAAAGTCTATCTTCTTCAGATCCACACCGTACTCATACACATTGCGTTCGACTTCTTTACCGCTCTTGAGGGTAACTATCTCTTTGCCAACGGCTTTCTTCCTGCCATGTTTGCGGTCAATTACATCCTGAATCTTCTCATTCATCAGAACATAATCCCCCACCGGCAGCGGAACCCGTATCGTCTCAATCCCCAACTCTTCCATGCAGCGGTGCTTTTCAAGATGCTTTTTATCTTGCTGTGCCTTGTCTTCCAGCATGATCATGGCTCATCACCTGCCCTTCTGGTATACTCCTTTTCACTCTCAAGATACTGTTCTTTGTCCTTTTGCTCTTTCAGCAGCCGTTTAAGCGCCTGTATAAAAGGTTTGTTGCACTTATCTTTGAAAAATGATGCAACTTTCTCCAGTTCCAGTGCTTTATTCTTGGCTGATCGTCGTTTCATCTGGTTATTATGCATTTTGGTCGCTATTTTGTTTCTCTCACCTTTATCTTTTGCGAATTCAATATCATGCAGATAATCAATGTTCCTTTTTCCGCACAGATCCACGACTTTCACGCAATCATCATGCTCTATGCTCGCCTGCTCTAAGAAAACGATAAAACTTTCGATCACCGCAGATGGTTTTTGTTTCTCCATCATCGTCCCCCTTAGTTAAACGGCAGCTCTTCATCGATTCCATCCGGAATATTCATAAAGCCGTCGCCGGAGGAAGATACAGGTCCGGAACTCTGTCTGTTTCCGGATCCATTTGAGTGCTGATTCTGGGCAGCTGCGCCGCCGTAGCTAGACGATTTACTCTCTGCAAACTCAATCTCATCAACCATGATTGCCGTTCCATATACCATCTGTCCATCCTTGTTTGTGTAATTATTGTTCTGAATCCGTCCTGCAACCACGATCTTAGTTCCCTTAGTCAGATACCGTTCGACAAACTCTGCCTGCTTTCCAAATGCAGTACAGTTGAAAAAATCGGAACTCGGATCGCCCTCACGCTTGAATCTTCTGTCCACTGCGATAGAAAATCTGCCGACTGCTGTCTGGCTTGCCCCCTGTGAATATCTCACCTCAGGATCCCTGGTGAGCCGTCCCATAAGAAATATTTTGTTCATATCTTTCCTTTCTACGCCCACCAGAATGCAGGCGCATTGATCATATAGAATTAAGAAATAACAATGAACTGATCCTTCAAGTTCTCCAGTTCAAACTGCAAATACGCCTTAATGTTCTTCATGGCTGCATTCTTCCATGCGCCGCCGTCCGCCTCATAGATTGCACATTCCACACCATGTCCGCCATCGTCGCGCATGCGGAAAACAAATGCACTCTCAGGCTGCTCCACTTCAACAAAGGTCCTGTACGGTCTCAGTTTTACGGGATTCGGGACCACCGCTTCTCCCTTGGATGCGATGCCTGTCTTAACTGTTGCCTTCTGGCTCACACCATCGTCACCGTACTGCGCCACCGTTCCATTCTCCACGGTACCCGCAAATCTGAGCAACAGATCACAGTCATCATTTCTAAGAAATTTGGACTGCAAGGCAATGATAAAATTCTCATGATCCAAATATCTGCCATAAGAAAACTCTGGCACCTGTGCAATAACATCCACCATGAATTCCCGTTTCCGATCAAGATCCAACTGAGAATATAACTTTACCTCCGTCGGACTGACCACATGAACGATCATCTTATCATCCATAGTGTCAATCTTAGCCTTTATGTACTCCACAAGGCTGGTCAGTGTCCTCATTTCAATGTAGGCAGCCTTCGGATTGTGGCAGATACGTTCCAAACTCTTATCCGAATATGTCTGCCCACCAATTTCCACGATTTCAGGCTTCTTCATGCCCACAATGTACTCCAATGCTTTCTGAATCATCTCTAAATCCTCCTTCTACTCTCTTTACTCAGCTGCTTTGCTTCTGAAATCAATCACATCATCCTTGGTCCCGATCACTTCGCCTGTCGCAGTGTCTACAACATCTTTACCTATAACCGTGTTCGGACTCTGTTTCTGCTCCAGATCCGCAAAGCTCATCTGTCCTTTGATCTGGTTTCCGTACTCTTCCGCAAACACCTCACCGGTAGCCAAATTCCGCCCTATCGACATTCTGGTTGCAATGGGTTTTACCGGAGCCAATTTGGAAACCACGGACACATTCACTGATGTATCATCCCTATCTTCGTTCTGCTCAAAGGTGATCTCCACGCTGATCTTCCGCTTGTTCTTCCACGGGGTATTCGGATCCATTAAGTTATCCAAAACCTTGTCCATGGCGTCATCAAACTTCTCCTGCAGGGCGCCGCCTGCAAATTCCTCCAAATTTACCTTGCTCATAAAACCTTCCTTTCTTTGATTTATTTGTTTTTAGAACGGAACCAGATCAAGATTGACCGAAAGACCTTTTTCCGCTATAGAAACATCTGATCCATATTTAATTGTCTCTTTGGTCTTTTGTAGGAATAAATCTGCATCAGAATTTGATGCGCTTAAGTGAATTAGAACGACATTTTTAAGTATCGGGTTATCGTTAGTAGAAATAAAATCAAGTGCAGTCTGCAGGCTCATATGCCCCCGCAGGACATGATCTCTGTTTATTGCATCATGCTCAATCAGATCATTGCTGTAATTGGCTTCCACAAGCATGTGGTTAATGTCCTTGAACCGCCATCTCACGCATTCTGTATCTGTCACATATACCAGGTTTCCCATGTCTGGATGACGGATTAGAAAACCATAGCAGGGACATTCAGTGCCGTCGCTGTTGCCATGGAACCAATGGCCATCTTTTGATTTGTTTGGGAATGCCTGAATCATAAATCGTGAACCGAACCTCAATGATTGGTTTTCGTATTTGAAAGGCTCACACATATGTATACCGGCTCTTCTATACTCCTCATGATATTTGTAATGATCCCCATGCTCATGGGAGATCAACACCGCCTTTATCTTTCTCACATTGAAATTCAATGCCACCTTGACATCTTTGAACGGCATACCCGCCTCAATGATCAAGGCCTCGTCAGCGGATTCCAAAATGTAGCAATTGCCGGATGATCCGGAGCCTAAAACTCTTAATTTCATAGGCTACTCCACAAACGGAACTTTCGCCGTTTCCACCTCCTGCTCCGAAACTTCCTTTACCGGCACATCGATCACAGCATCATCAAAGTCCTCCGAGTTGGCATTCTCCATAATGTCATTCTGGACCGCGATATATGTCTCATCCAGCTGATTAAAAGACTGTTTCGCCATACTGTTAAAATCTTTGCGATACTTTTTGACTGCATTATTCCGCATTTTCCGGACAATCATGCTCTCTGGTGTATCCAGCCATGCCGCGCTGATATATGGTCTTGCCAAGTCACATGCCAGCATATCATCCAATGTCTCACATTTGCGGAGCGCATCATAGATTTCTTCCTTTTTGGCGTCAATCTGCTTCTTTTCTTCCGCCGTCGCATCATATCTTGTCCTAGGCTTCCCCTTGGAGTTTGTCCCCTTCAAAAGACCGAAGGTTTCATTCATCAGATTGTTGCGTACATGAGCAAAAAGATTGACCTTCACACCCTCACGTTCCGCAATCAGATACTGGAAAGTGCCATCTTTGAGCTTCAGCGGATACACCACCCGGATCACCTTCTGGGAAAGTCCTTTTTCCTCCCATTCCGGCGGAGTCATCTCGATACCTTTATGCTTGGGATATTCAAACGCATCCCCTTCTTTCACCAGCCAGCAGGGATATACCGTTTCCACATTTTCTCCGTAGTTGCGAAGCATGGCATCATTACCATCACCCTCGATGCCCATCTCCACCACCTGTACAAAATCGTCGCCAACCTTCTTCGTTCGCAACTGGAAATAACACTCCCGCGGCACCGCATTGGCATTCAGCTTCAAACTGGCTGCCTGCCCAACAATCTCACGCAGATTGGATCCGTCCAATCCGTTCAAATCTCTAATCTTGTCGCTATCCTTGACAAGCTGCCAGATGCTTGTCATTGCTGCCATGGCACACTGCTTGGAATACTCATCAAACTGCACGCCGCAAGCATTAAAATCCCTGGTTACAAGCGCAGTCAATTCATTTGTCCACTGGCTGAGCGCTGTGGTGTATTCCTTCTTTTCAGCCACTGCATTTTCCACTGCCATAATCAATCCTCTCTTTCCGCCCCGCCGGGCTCCTCATACTTTTTCAAAATTGCAATCTTATCTGCCCCATACAATCTGATCCATTCGGTATCTATAGGCTCGTCCACGACCATCAACTTGCTCCCCTTGGCATCCGTGACGATATCGCCGGGCTTAACATCATCCTCAGTCTTGTAGGTATAAGCCCGACCGGTAGGCTTGTCCTGCTTCATAAATTTTGCTTTGATGTACTGCATTACGCCACCTCCACTTTCAGTTCTTTATCGTCTGACACCGCCAAGAGTATCATCTGCGCCTCCATGTCCGGGATATTAAAATCGTTGATACTCTCCGAATTGTCTATGAAGATCGGAGCATACACACCATACAAATTATTTAACGATTGGATTATGTCCAAACCTCCGATAAAAACGGCTGCTTTATTCAAATCTCCTGTCGAATTATCCACATATTTTATTTTGCAGGTAGGCTTAATTGCCCCATTGAGCTGCTCTTCAAAGAGCTGGAATGCCACATGCTTGAAATGCTTATTGATTTCGTCAGAAATCCTTGTCATCTTTTTTTCAATGAACTGTTCAAGCAAATAAATCATCTGCTCCTGATCAGCCACCTTCTGGCTGACCTCACGCTGTTCCTTCTGCAGCTGACCGATGCGCTCTTCAATCTCCACATTCTTGGAAGCTTTTGCAATCTCCGCCTTGGCAGCATCCAATTCTGCCACAAGAGCCTTGCGCTCCTCTTTAAATGCATCCGCCGTATCTGCGCTGGTTTTCAGGCTTTCAATCTGTGCCTTTACCTCATCATGCCGCACTTTCAGCTTCATATAGCCTTCATTCTTAGAGTAATCTGCCTCCTCGGGAAGATTATCATACTGCTCCAGCAGTTCACCAGCCTTTGAATCAGCCTCTTTTAGTGCCTGTTTCAGAGCCGAAATGTCTTTTTGCAAAGAGTCATTCTTAGATATCAGCTCTTCAATAATATGCTTCTGCTCAAAACCGTCTGCATTGATCCGTTTCAGATTGTCACTTCGCCGTGACTCAAATCTTGCACGATTTGCGATCACAGAGTTCTCCGCATCTTCCTTGGCTTTTGCCTTTCTGACCTCAAAATCAGCCTTGATCTGCTCAATCCTATCTGCCGGAAGAACTTGTCCACATGATTTGCAAATTGTGCTACTCTCTTCAAACTGCCATTCCTCTTCCCTGAATCTATACGGAGCATCATCAAATGTTCTGGCAAACTCTGTCTTGTAATCGGTACCGAGTGCTGTCCGTTTTTCCTCCGCCTGTTCAATACGACGCTGATTCTCCGCGATGCTCTGCTCTTTGGATGCTATGTTGTCCTTACAGTATGTAACCTGGTTTTTTTTGTCCATGATTGCCGCGTCGAGTTTATGCTTTCTGTCATATAACTCCCGGTTCATAGCCTGCATGATTCCAGACAGTTCCATCTGAAGTTTCATCTCTTCAGTCATCAGATCAGATGCCGCGCCACCTGCATTGGCAGCCTTTGTATCAATCTCCGCGATCCGGCGTTCCAGATCCTGCTTAGCCAGTTCCTGCTCTGCTACGTCAATATCCACGATAGACTTAGACAGTTCATCGATACGGACCGGTATCTCCGCCTGCTTCTTTTTCCACTCGGACAATGCCTTGGAGAACTTTTTCTGAATATCATCCGTGGACGGTGCTTTCTCTAGTTCCGGGATAAGCAATTCAAACTGATCTACACTGATCTCTCTGGCCAGTTCCGCGTCTGGCAGATCCGAAACAAACTTCATGAGGATGTCTCGTTGCTCTTTCCATTTCATGTTTGAGAAGTACTGCGGATTGGTGATCATCTTAAAGAGATCTTCGTTCACCAAGTCGTTTATGTATGCCTTGTAATCGGCTTCACTTTTAGGATAGCCGTCAATTTCGAAGCTGTTCTCATTTCCCTGCAGCTCCGCCGTGTCGCTTCCTCTTTTCTTCACCCAGCGCTGTTTCTGCGTTTTGGACAGCTCCACTTCCTTTCCATCCACATCCAGAACAGCAACTACCTTGATCTCTACATTATCCACGCGGTTCCCATGCGCATCCAATGGCCGCAGATCAAATTTCTCTTCTCCGGCACTATTCTTATTGAACAGAATCCATGTGAACGCATCAAACACCGTAGTCTTCCCGGCTGCATTCTGTCCTTTGATCTTGGTCTTACCACCGAATAACACATCAAGTATTTTGATGCCCTTGAAATTCTCAAGGTGAATCGACTTCAATTTGATATCCATTTACTCCCTATACCTCCATGATGATTTTCTGATGCCTTGCCCGCATCTGCTTTACTGTTTCGATTGTCTCTGCATCCTTTCGATCCTGATCTGCCGCACAGTCCTTGCACATACCTCTGTGATAACTGAATTCCACATTATCAACCGTACCGCTGCAGATAGGGCAATAATTTCCGTATGCCATGCTCACTCCTCCTGTGTCAGCCGGAGATAGAATACATGCAACAGGTTTCCATTCGTGGTATTCTGGAATGTCAAATATTTTTCAACTGTTTCCAGCATCCCATTTGTAAGAATCACGCTAAATGCATGTCGTATTGCTCGTTCGACCCGGGATGTTGTCGCATTGTTTCTCTTCGCAAGCAGGCTATATAATTTAGTGATAGGCATATTTCGGAACTCATCTTTCTCAAAAAGACACATCACATCCACAATATATCCAAAACCCTTGATATCCGCCGGCATCCCCATTTCTATCAGGGCATTGATTGCCTTATTTCTCATTGCTCTATCACCTCCAGCGTCGAAATCGAAACCTCGTAAGCCACACGCTCTTCGGAATGATATTCATCCAACTTCTTGGTGTAAATCCTGCTCTGGATCCTTCCATGGATTGTGCAGCGTTCTCCCACATTCAGCCGCTCAGCAAATCTTGCATTCCTGCCCCAGCAGATACAGGGGATGTAATCCGACTTTCCGTAAGGTCTATTCACAGCCAACAACAGATCCGCTATCTCACGACCCAGCGGCGTTTCCCGATAGACCGGATCCTTGCATATATATCCTTCAAGATAAATCTGATTCTCGCCTTTTTTATAAGCCGGATACCCTAGAAACTCGACTTCTCTCGCAAAGATAGAAAGCATCAATTTATTTCCACTGTCCTTATAAAGATTGTAGGACCGGTACTGCCCTTCAACCCGGATCCACTGATCAGACTCATGCTCCACATCCATCATTCTGTCTGACACCATGACCGGGATCACATCTGTGTTACCGCTATCTCTCGGAATACTCACCTGAATCAGATAGAATTTTTCGCCAAAAACTTCATGGCTATATTCGAATCCGCTGACAATTTGCCCGCAGATAACGACCTGATTGTTCTCAATAATTTTGTTCATTGATTTACCTCTTTCTCCGTGGTATAATCACGGTGTAGTTTTTCTGGATAGACCCTTTGCTTCCTACGGCGCCGGGGTCTATTCTCTTTTTCCATCTTCTTTCATTGACAAATGAGCTAATACTGCCATTGCGATAATCATGATCAACGCAGTTATATATTTTTCTGCTTCCACAGCCCCAGGTATCAGTAGCAACAGAATAAAGGCAATGCAACCAAGCAGATTGCTCAAATTGAATATCCTATGTGTCATAGGTACCTCCTTTCTCCTCAATCTTGATCAGAAGCTCCGGCATGAAATTTGTCATCATGATTGACATGCCGCGCACCTTGCAATCCAAATATTTCTTGCAATAATCTTCCTTCATAAGTTCCTCGATATCGCCGTAATACTCGTCACACACCTCATTGATGGTGAGCAGAAATAACGACGAATTCTTGAACTGGTTCATCACATCTCTTAATCTCATGTACCTCGCCTCGCTTTCTCAAATTAAGCATAAAAAAACCAACTACCTAAACTGATAGTTGGAAATTATTGGTTGTCGTTATTTAGCTTGTCTGATACAATTTACATATGTGATGGCGGCCATTATTCCGAAGGGAGTTTTGCATGGACGTTGTCATTGCGTTTGTTATTTCTACTTTTGGAGCATATTTTTATGCAATGGACTTTTGTACCATGTTTACATTTGTCTCCATTGCACTTGCTCTTTACAAAAGCTGGATCAAGCATACCAATGATAAAACTACCAGACGGTAGATAAGATAATTTCGCCAAAACCGGAGAAGCATTCCGGCACGAAAAACTCAGGATGAATGCATTATAAGATACCTGCAACTTATCAACCAGCCGCCATCATGACCCATTATATCAATCGGCTACTATGTCTTCAAACACATTTCGCCGCTGGTATCGACAATAATTCCAAACTATCTGTATTCGGTTTTCAAGGTTCTTGCAGACTACTCTGTTGCTTTTAGCAACTTATCTACTGTAACATTCAACACTTCTGCTATCTTTCCCAGATCAACAAATCGCTGCTTCATTCCTCGCTCATTGATTGCTGTCCTGATGTTTGCTCCCACCTCCGCTTCTTTCGTTATGTATGACATATTTATCACATCCTCTCCACTTCAACTATTCCCATACCCTTGAAAGCATTTCAGAATTTTTGTATAATATCCTTACCCAAATCGGGCAAGAAAGGTGGAATCGAATTGTTTAAAAAACTGACTTGCCCTGTTCCTTTTATATGAGGTCGCAACACTGGTAGCCAAAACAGGTCAACTGGCGTAAAATGCAGCAATCAGTACAGCGTTACCCGCCTCAGAGAAGAGACGTAAATAAAACGCAAGAGATGGCACTCGTGAAAATGCTTCACTGTACCGGATACTCCTCATTATCCACCAGCTAATGGGCACATTCATTACCGCTGAACTAAAACTGCGTAAGTGGTGGAGTACTTGATAGAAACATTTGGCGCTATCAAGTGTGGTGAAAACCTGCAAAGTACATAAGGTCAAAAAATTTAGCATCAAACTGTTAGGAATAGCGCTCCTAGCAGTTTTTTGTTTTGTAATCTTCGTACCGCTCCACTCGAATCTTTTTGAACGCTTCCTTTATCACGGCGCGAGCTCTATCGGTATCCGTTTCTTTAACCAATCCTCTTTTCACCAACTCTTCAACCACAATTGTCACTTCACGACTTCTCTTCACCTGCATTCTCCTCGAACTATCAACGATTTTAAATATCCTTTCTAATTTTTCTGGCTGCTCTCATTCTTGGGAGTGGCCAGAAAACCATATGCTGTTCTGTCATATCACCAGAAACCAATTTCACAGTCTGGATGCAAAGTTGCGCATATAGATAGTCCGCATAGTCCTGAAATGTATTTAAGTCTTTCTCTGCACATTCATTTTTACATAATGGACACATCATGCTCTCTCACCTCCCTGGGTTATCAATGGTGTTAAATATACCCTGTCAAGTGGTATATTTAACGTGCTATGCGTAATATAGCACGCGGTTTTTGACTGAAATTTTGGGTTTCCATTCTACTTAATAAAGCCAAGGAAACAAGAATGGGATATTCCTTATAAAATGACAAGTCTCTATAAACCAAATAACAATGAGAATTATCAAGCCCCAATCCTCAACGAAGTTCCAGAAAAATTTCTTTATTCTCCCCACGCCTGCCCCTCCTTCGTGATTATTCCAGCAACTCTTCTATCTTTATCCACTGGAGTAGTTAAATATTGCATTAGAAAATAATCTAATGTATAATACACTTGTAACTGCAAATTTTGTCGTCGAAAGGAGTTTTTATGTTAGTGCCTGGTTTTTGTCCTGTACAGCAGGGCGACTACACTATTGATGTTTCCTATATGGAAACATCTACCTTTCAAAAGAAACAGTTGGTAAAAGGACATTTTCAGTGTGAATACGATTTGTTTGGCGACAAATGTACTGAAAAAGAATGTCCTATTTACGAACAAGCTCCAAAGTACAAATGATATAATCAGTTACATTACCCGCCCCGCCGATAAAGCGGGGCATTACTTTTGCTCCTCTTTTAGCAATCTGGAAACAGAAACCTTCAAAACCCGTGCTACCTTTTGCAGATTATCCACTGTGGGACTTGAATCATTCCACTTCCCAATAGCACCATTTCCCAAACCTGCCGTTTTCTCTACATAAGCAACACTTACCTTTTTTTCTTCGCAGATTTTCTTGATATTTTCGTAAATCAATATGTTACCGCCTCCTTGCAATTTTGAAAGTATTGTTGATTAGCAATAGTTTTAAAATATTCTGTCAAGAATATTTTCGATATGATATACGTAGTATATCATAAAATCAAATTTTATTTGATTTAACAGGCAAAAAAATAATCTGGTCATACGGCCAATCATATAGTTCTGCCAGTAATTGTGCTTGCGAAGTCTTTGGCTCTGTTTTTCCATTTTCCCAATTGCAAAGCGTCTGTTTTCCTATATGCAAAATATCTGCAACTTCTGCCTGAGTATATCCCGCATTCACGCGAGCCGCTGCAAGTGTAATTCTTCTCTTTTCTACCTGTTTCAAAACCTATCCTCCTCTCTGCTCATGTTTAAGTACATGCAAATTATAAATCAAATTTAATTTGATGTCAATACTAAAATCAAAATATTTTTGTTTTTAAGTTGCTTTATATCAAATTTTATTGTATTATAAATATGTAGAAGAATTTTAGGGGGCACTGATATGACAGAGAATAAAAAAGTTTTTCAGCAAAATCTCTTAAATATGCTTGCTAAATATAACAAAACTCAAAAAGAAGTTGCTGATGCTATCCATGTTTCACCACAAACCTTTAATACATGGTGTCAAGGTATTGCAATTCCCAGAATGGGAAAAATTCAGCTTCTTGCTGATTATTTTCATATAAATATGTCTGATCTAATTGAAAAGCAGCATCCAATAACTGACGAAGATGCTTTATTTGATGTACAAATCTCAGAAGATGAAGAGTTAAAAGAAGTCATGAAAAAATATTACGCTCTCGATGACCAAAAGAAAAAGCATGTGATCGACCTGATAAATTTACTTAGTGAGGAATAAATTATGGCGGATACTACACTATATATTGATGAAGCTGGGGATTTAGGAATGGGGAAAGGCTCTGATTGGTTTGTGTTGGCAGGTGTTATAGTCAATAAAGCAGATGAGCCTTTTATCCGGGATACCATCAAAAATATTCGTTCCAAACTGAATATAAACGAAATTCATTTTAGAAAAATGGTTAGCTTTGATAAAAAGTCTTATGCAACTATTGAATTGTCTAAGTGCCCGTTTGAATATATAGTTGTTATAATCGATACTAATAAGATCACTCTTCCAACTTTGCATCAAGATTATACAGAAAAGCCTAGCATTTTATTATATAACCATGCTTGTAGATACTTAATTGAACGCGCTTCTTGGCTATTAAGGGATACAAACAGAACTGCTGACATTATGCTGTCAAGCCGAGGAACTTCAAGAGATGCTGATCTGATAGACTACATAAAGAACAAACTCATTTCCTTCACGGGAAATGAAGTCAATAATCGCTTTGAAAAAGTAATAGCCAAACCCGCTTCATCATGGGATTTATTGCAATTAGCTGATGTCTGTGCAACTTCTATGTACAATATGTACCAACTTAATGGGTTAGGCTCTACAACGCCTTGTTATGCATATAGGCTACATCCACATCTGTATAGGCATAATGGAAAAATAATGAAATACGGGATAAAATATTATGATGATTCAATGGCCCCCCAAAAGCAGTATTTTATTGATAATTCTGTCTGCCAAAAATAGAAAAACCCCCAGTGCGACTGCCACAGGCTTTGCCTGCTGGTGATTACACCCTCGCATGATCTGGCGGCGTTTTTCCAATTACATAATATCCTAAATATAACCATGTGTCAACAAAAAATTCTGTCTGAAACATTCTGTCTGAAACATTCTGTCTGAATAGGGCTATCATAGAACCCTTTTCAAAACAAATATGTAAGATCTGTTGTACTGGTGGCAAATTCAGTCCAGAAAGCGTCCAAATTTACGCTGAAAACTATCTTTGAGATCACAGTTGGCGTAATCGTCGCAGCCATTGCCGCATTCATTATCTATTATTTCGGGTGGCAATAAACCCAGTGTTTTCATAACCAGAATGATTGCGTGGACAGGTACGTCATCAAATGTGCCTGTCCGCATCATTGTATTTATACATGCAAGATCGCTTAACTGCTCCTGTGAAAGTTTGATCCCAATATGCGCATATCCCTCAATACTGGTATCCAGTTCTCTATGATTCTTTCTCATTTTCTATGTAACTGCCCCCTAACACTTTTCTCATTTTTTCTGAAACAAATATATAAAAGTATCTCAGAAGCCTGTTATCATCCGTATTGTTGAATAGTGCTTTCAGTTCTGTCCTGTACTGCTCGTTTGTCATATCCACATTGTATCTTGTTTTTTTATCCAATGCAACCACCCCTTGGTAAAATGTGTGCCCATGATTTTTGTCATAATCTTATAGTTGATTTTTATGCAACTATTGATAATATACTTTAAAGTTGCATTATTGTCAACTATTTTTACAAAAATGTTGAATTTATTTACACTATATGGTATTATTGTATTGGGTAGTCAATCTGCTGGGTGGTTTCCATCTCCGGAAGGAGGTGGTGTCAAGAATACATATGAGGAATTCAACGTAATACTTGGAGTTGCAATGCTTATTGTGACAATTCTGATATATGTGAATGGCAAAAATGGTACAAAAAAATAATCACCCAACCGTCCAAAGTAAAGTGATTATTTTTCTTAATCGCATTATTCTTGGAAGCCACTCTGTGGAGTTGGCTACTTTTTGTACCTTTATCATAATACATGTTTACATTATTGTCAAGCGAGGGATAGTAAATGCAGGATTTATATAAGAATATCAAGGAAAAACGCCTTGAACTAAATATGACACAAACGGATTTAGCCCAAAAGGCAGGATACGCAGATAAGAGCATGATTGCCAAAATTGAAAAAGGCTCCATAGATCTACCTCTATCTAAAATAGCTCTATTTGCTGACATATTTGATACTTCTCTAGGAGAACTAATTGGCGTAGAAATTGTTGATGGAAAAAAGCATGCTGATGCAACTATAAAACGCATAGCTACATATGCCGAAAAGTTAAATAGCCTCGGAAAAAAAGAAGCTGAAAAGCGTGTAGAAGAATTGACGCAAATTGATCGATATAGTACATTTCTTCCCCAAGCTGCCCATAATGATCACGAAACCGATCCTGATGAACAGGACAAAATGCAGATAGATTTAACAATACTTAAGAGACCGAAAGAAGATAACGAATAACCTCCACTACTACAAAGGATGATATAATTGACATACGAAAGTTTACTGGATGAAACTGAGAAAAATGATATATATGTGATTGAGAATGCAAATTTTATATCCCACGCGGACGGGCTGATCAACGGTGATGTGATTGGGCTGAATAGGAAAATCCGTTCCCAAGTCAAACGCTCCTGCATTCTCGCTGAAGAGCTCGGTCACTATCACACTACTGTGGGCAACATTTTAGATCAGACCAACACCGGTAACCGCAAGCAGGAGTACCGCGCACGGCTCTGGGCCTACAACAAAATGATCGGGCTGAGCGGGATTATTGCTGCCTATAAAGCGAACGTCCATAACAGGTATGAAATGGCTGAATATTTAGATGTTACTGAAGAATTTCTGGACGAAGCGCTCTCCTGCTATCGCGAAAAATACGGTATATGCACCAAATTTGACAACTACATTATCTATTTTGAGCCCACCATTGCGGTGCTGGAAATATTTTAAAACTAAGGAAACAATAAAATACATGAGGAAAAAGAAAGAATCGTCAATTCTTCTCCCGGCAGATAAATACTGGAGAGATAAACTGGATATTGATTTTGAAATTGAACTTGCGCGGTATAGATTCCTGTGTGGAAGTATGCTTGATGAGGGAAATCAATCGCTTAATGGTCATTACTATACTACATATAAAGACTGGAAAGCGTATATCGAAGAGAAAATTCTCCACTTAGATGATTCGGAACTTACGGAATTTTATCATTATCTCCGAAACGGGAAGCGAATGGCTCATATCAGGAACAATATTTCCAGTAATTTTCTGATTCCAATTTTAATAACCATCTGCTTTCCCTATTTATTTGAATTGGTAAAAGCAATATCCGATTATACCCAATCCACAAAAATTATTTTTCCAATAGCTATAATATTGATATTAATTTGGATATACATTCTTTATAGGATTATTAAAAATGTAGCCGCTACTGCCCAAGAATACAAGATGGATGAATTTAAAAAATACTTCTATTCCGATCTGAAAGAAATTGTAGAGGTGCATATGAAAGAAAATGGATAAGGGCGGTCATAAAGAGCCGCCCTTTTTACTTACACTATTCAGTTTTAATTAGGCGTAGATCTTCTGTGACTGCCTACCCTGGTTCCGTCTTTTTTTGTATAAGACTTTACCGGTACAATTTTCTTGCTCTGTTTACCTCTAATGCTAGATTTAGTTTTGGCCATTGTTATATTCTCCTTGATTATGAGAGCAACGACATCCAGCTGGCTTAAATGCCGCTGCGGTTTATCAGTTACTCTTCTTTTCAGGCTCCCGCCCAGGTCCTACCCAGATGCGGAACGCCTTCTTACCATAATCTTTGGCATACAACTTCGTGCCATCCTTTGTGGTAATGCTTGTACGAAAAATGTACATACGCATTCCTCCTTTCGCAAGTTTTCCTTGCTAAAAGGATTCCATCGTGCTATACTATAGTTGATCAGACAATAGTATTACCAGCTGAACGGTGTTATCACTTTCAGCAAGGACCAAGTACCTCGTGTACTTGGTTTTTTATATGTAAAGAGCTTATTGCTCATCACATGGCTTTATGATACTGATTATATTGTATTGTGGCTGCAGTTAACGACATGCCACATTCATCAGCTATCCTCTCTGGTGTCATATGTGAGACTAAGTCATATGGTGCTAATAATTCACCAGCAAAGACGTTTGCTTGCCATTCCGGATTCATGTATGCTGGTACTTCTCCCCTTGCGAAACTGACTCTATCAGGTGCATGGAGTATAAAATGTCCCAATTCATGGCATAATGTAAAACGATCTCTTGGATTTCCTTTAACTGCCCCCTCGTATACATCTTCTCTGATTTTCATTATACGCATTCCTGTGTGCGTCACACCATATGCATTTCCCATTTCGTTGACCGGAACAATTTCATAATCAGACCCTACTTTGGGAAGAATCCATTCAATAAAGTGGACAATAGGAAAATACAACTCTTTCTCCATTCCACAAAGCTTTCTAAAACGTCGCACTAATTTTCGTAAATCTTTTCTTGACATCGGTGCAACCGCCACATTGTTCATGCTATTCCCCTCCCTTAATTACATTTTTAACATTTTTTTCCACTTATCTTTCTCAGTCTCATCTAAATCATCTAACTGCCTAGCAAATGCAAACATCATATCTCTGTCATCTTGCGACATTGAATCCATTCGGATAATGTTTTCTCTAGCTTCTCTAATACTTTTTTTCAACTCATCAAGTTGTTCGCCATCAAGGTTGTATTGAGCTGCAATACTGTCACACCATTCTACCGGCGGCTTTGCTTTTCCATTCTCAACCCTTGACAGAAAAGCTGATGAAACCTTCAGATGCTTTGCCATATCGTACAACAGTTCACCATTGTCCATTCTCAAATTACGGCAAAACTTACCGAATCTCGTTACCATAGCATCACCCTCCATAATGTATGTTTACCTTTACACTCATATATTAACACAGATTGGGTAATTTGTAAATAAAAATTTAATTATTTTTTTAATTAAAAATTAGTTAATTCATGTTTTCATAAATCAAAAGCCCCCGGATTTTACTCCGAGGGCTCATTTGAAGAAAAATCAATTATAGAATAAAGCCTGTAGCGTGTTGTACCCAGCCACACCATCTACGGTCAGATTATACTTCTGCTGGAACTCCTTCACAGCTCTGATTGTCGCCGCATCATATTCACCAGTGATCTCCAAGTCAACTTCCATGATCTCATTGAGCCTGATCTGCACCCACTTGACCACTTCCCCGGTACTGCGCTCAATCTTCAGGAATCCAAATTTTGCCCTCAAAGTAATCTGCCTGCGGACATACTGAGTGTTGGTACCGTCCTTACCGTCCTCGACAAGCTTTCTACCCTTTTCGTCCCGGTACCCGTCCTCATTGGCCGCATGCTGGAAATTGAGGATATTGATATTACACGTATCCTGTGCTGTGGTGGTCTCCACTACCTGCGTGTTGAAGTAAAGATCTGTATAGACCTTATTAAGATCGACCCGTCCGGATACGCCGGGTATACTCCCGGAAGATGTGTACTGCCAGATGTCGGCAATATCCACTCTACTGACCGGTAAATTGGAACATCCATACCGCGCATACCAGACATAGACCTGTCCCACCGCTGCAATGATAGTAGCCAAATTGAAATAATTTTGAAGATAGTCCTCATTTGTATATATCACCGGAATATATCCAGCTTCTCTGACAGCCTGCAAAAAGGCAATTGCCATATCAGTGGCCAGTTGCTTATCAATATTAACACCTTTAGTACGGGCATAGCGCACTGTATCGTATTCTAAATCGAAAGCTATCGGACATTTCTGCCAATACTTCCGCGCCTGAGCCACCGCATACTCTGCTTCTTTTTCTGCCATCTCCGCACTCAAAGCATAAGAGAACCAATAGATCAAAGGAGATACTTCCAGATTGTGGCATGCCTCTGCATTTACGACATACTTCTGATCCACATTATTTTTGCCGTATCCAGCGCGCAATCCCACCATAGGGTAGCCTGCGTCACGGATTTGCTTGATATTTACCGCCCCATTATGTACCGACAAATCAGGGGCTTCGCATCTCAATGTTTTTCCCATTACTTACCACCGCCTGTCTTATTGTAGTTCGCCGTGGAGATCCCCAGCACGGCTCCTAAAAACGTGTCCACAGCGGTGATGGTGCCAACGATCTGCTCCGCATAAGGCAGCCCCCAGATGCTTGCCAGAGCAAAGTACAGCGTGCCCGCCGCCGGGAGCAGAATCTGCGCCACGAATTTCAGAACATCATAGGTCTTGTTGGTCATCTGCATAAATTTCATCTCTTTTCCTCGCTTTCCTTGTTTTATTTATATTATGTAGGTTTACAGTTGCCGTTGCCTGACCATCCGGCCGACTTCATTTGTCTATCAGGAAACTCTGCAATTCCTCTTTAGCTTTTTTGATGGCATCAATATTACTGCCATCAATCCAGTGCTCCAGCAATGCTAGGAGCGCCTTTTGCACGACTCTGTTGCCCTCCTCGATAGCGGTGAGTCTCTTATTATCCTTTGCAAATAACTCATCATGCCTGGCCACTCTCTCCTCCAGTTTGGTAAGCCGCTCATTTTGGAGGTCATTTGGTGCCTTTGCAGCTTTAACTGCCCTGAATATTACTGCCAACGCTCCGCTCACTGTGATAATGGCTCCACAGGCAGTAATAAACATTGAATAAATTTGATCCGGTGTCACTTTTCTCACCATCCTTCCTTTTTATTACAAAAGCCGGTACCTGCCCAATGGCAAGTATCCGGCTCTTGGCTCTTAGATTTCATTCAATTGTGTCTGCAGTGCATTGATACGATCACGCAATGTCTGGCGTTCCCGATGCAGCGCTGTGATGTCGTATTCCGGATCCAGCCCCACCAGAGAATACTCATAGGTTTTGATAATCTGGTAGTCTGTGGAATCCAACTGACTTTTCAACTCTGTAATCTGCGCCCTCAGGACCAATCTTTGCTGCTGTTTCTCCCGTTCAGCAATCTCCTCTTCAGTCGGTTCCGCAGATGGTTCTGCTTCCTCCTGCTCTACGTATTCAGAGCCGTCGTTGGAAAGCTCATACCATCCATCGCCCCGGCGATACAAGGTGGTGAAATTTTCGTACTCGCCGTTATCCAGCGGATATAGTCCGTCCTTATCAATGAACAGATGAAATCCGGTTAATACCGGCTCCGTGGCCAGATTGATTCTCACAATGTGTGAACCAATCGGTCGGACGTCTGCCTTTATGTATTCTTCTGAATCTTTAAATCTGATATGGGCCATGACAGCCTCCTTTCTGCGTTTTATGCCCGCCGGCATCGGTTGCACCGGTGCAACCGGGACTAAATAGCAATTTGAATGATAAATGTTCCGTAATAAAACTATCGTTTGGCGGCACTTTTGATAATTTATCAGATAATATTTACAATAATTTTTCTTCATTACCTGCAATCACTGGTGTTATTAGAATAGGAAATGATGTTACTCTATATCATGGCACGTACATGAAGTACAGTAATACAATTGGTTCAATATTATTAACTGATGTTGGAGGAACAGGCGAGCAATATATTTGGCACACGAGCAATGGCACATATGGTTTAGAAAAAGTCACAACTAATGTCTATAAAACAAAAGTCGGCACTGCTTCAATCGCGCTGGCGTCTGATGGCAATGGCTTTTTGCAGATCGATGGATCAGCACACAGTTATGCATATGCTGTTATTCAAGTGATAAACGATAATGTAGTCTGTACGAAATGCCTTGTAAACGAAATGGCAAGTGCTTTCTCTATTAATTTTAGAGATTTTTCCGGAAACCCTATCACCAATTATTCCATAGATGTAATGTATGTAATTTATTACCTCTAAAACTTAAAATTCCGTCCAATCGAAAGTGACAGCGCCATTTGCATAGGTTCTCGTGTACCGTTTGCCTGTTCCTCCAAAGTAATTGATTGCTACTTGGACACCTTCAATAAATGCCCCATTCAAGTCTTTGCCAATGGTTAATATAAGATACCATCCAGAAGAGGGAATATTAAGTATGTCATTCTCCACTACTTGACATCTTAAGACATTCAAGCCATTTTGCATCTGTAAGACTTGTAAAAAATTTTCTAAATTGCTAATTATCTCTGCAAATCCCGCCTTAATAGCCAGTGCATCCACCAGGTACCCAGACTGCGTATTTGCCATCACATCGCTGTATGATGCCAGCATCTGAGCGAATGCTGCCGCCTGCAGATCTGTAAACCACTTTTTGATCTTCCCAAATATGGTTCCATGTGTCTCCCCGCTGGCAATATTCGCCCGAGTAGCTGCCTCAGTAAACGTGGATGTCATGCTGGTACCGTCGGTCGGTGTTGCCCCAGTGTCGCCCTTAGGTCCCTGCGGTCCGGTTGCCCCCGTGGCTCCTGTGTCTCCTTTGTCCCCCTTTATCCCTTTAATGCATCCAGCATACGCCCATTTTGCAGTATCAGCGTCCCCCGCCACCGTACATCTGTACACATTTCCTGTGCTGGTATTGAGATATACATCGTTGACAAGCGCGTCCGTAATACCACTCCCGCTGAATACTGTCGGAGTCGTATTCTGTCCAGTGATTGCTGTCCCCTCTGTCCATCTACTGCCACGCTGTCCGGTGGCGCCGGTCTCTCCCTGAATGCCCTGGGGACCTTGTGGCCCTGTGGCACCGGTTGCACCGGTTTCCCCCTGCGGTCCCTGTATGCCTTGTGCTCCCGTGGCGCCGGTATCACCCTTTGCCCCCGTATCTCCTTTGGGTCCTTTAATGTTTCCGATCAATGTTCTTGCCATATTCTCAATCCTCCGTCTCGTCTGTCAATACATATAGATTTCCAGTTGTGCTGTCATACTCAAACTCCGGCAGCGTGTCACCGTTGGCGGAACATGCGTACAAATTTCCGTCAGCGTCTACTGTCATCGTGAAAAATCCAGCAACCGGGGCAATAATACCGTTTTCTCCCGGATCACCTTTGTCGCCTTTGTCACCCTTCTCTCCTTGTATTCCTTGTATTCCCTGCGGTCCCTGTATGCCTTGTGCACCCGTGGCACCGGTTGCTCCGGTCGCTCCCGCTGGTCCTTGGGCACCGGTCGCTCCTGTATCACCTTTGTCGCCCTTGGTTCCTTGTGGTCCGGGTGGTCCCACAAAAGAGCCTCGCGCAATCATGTCTTCTACTTGGCTCACCAGATCCGCCGCCCCTACCGCTGCATCATCCGCATCCGCCGCCGACTGTGCAGCGTTCGCCTCACTAGCTGCAGCATTTGTTGCACTGGCTGCAGCGTTCGTTGCCTGCTGAATCGCGATCGTTTTGCTCTGATCCGCAGACTGTGCCGCGGCAGTCGCGGTAGCTGCAGATCCGGCAGCACCGATTTCCGAATCAGATGCATTCTGCTCTGAGACCAGCGCTGCTGCCGCAGATCCGGCAGCATTTTGTGCCGCAGTTGTTGCAATTCCCGCCTGGACAGTGATATCTGCAAGATAGTTGGGCTGCAACATGGAACCGGTGATGGATCCACTTTTGATAGATGCTGATACCTTTCCATCCGCACGTACAGCGAAAGCGATCACATCTGAATCCAAGAATTCATACTGCGTGATGAGTGCTTTCATATCGACATACTGCACGGTCCCATCATCCAGGGTGATGACCAAACGCTCATTTTGTGCGTCGTAAGAAAAGTTGATCGCCAGTTTTTCCAGTTTGGTATCAATCGTGTATGTACTGCCATTCAGACGGGTGATTGTAAAGATGCCGGTATTCTCATCAAAAGAGATGCTGTTCACCATCGTGTTGGCGGTTGACACATCCAACTTGGTGATGTTCAAAGTCAGTACACGGTTGTCCACCTCATCAAGTCCAGCATCAATCTTATTGAGATTTGTTTCATTGAGCGCGGTATCGTCCAAGGGATAATTTTTCCAAAGTATCCTACTGAACGCTTTCAGCCATGACGCCATCCTGATCATCCTCCTTCCCCGCTCTTAACTCCTGCTCGATGGCCTTGAAAAACTGATTCTCCACCTGTCCGAATACATCTTTCAGGACATAATATTTGGTGCCAATCGGCATATCAGCAAAATCTGGCATATCAAGCACTTTTACCAGTGTTTTTCGTAAAGTCTCTATTGCCGCATTGTTCATCTTTCCATCACCCCTTATCAATCATCTTCCATGAGGACTCTGTATGTCGAAGCGCCTACCGCAATTAACCCCCACTTAACACTTCGATTGAAAACAGCTAAGTCACCTGTTATATGAGTAGAACTCTGCAAACGTGCATTTACCATAACTACTCTATCACCGTTGATTGTGCCCGTTTCCAGTGCGTCCGCACTGAGTTGTCCAAACCGCGCATTCACTGCTGTCAGATCATCAACTGACACATGATCTGCCTCCAGGCTGCCTATCCTTCCCTCTGCGGCTTCCAGATCATTCACCGATACATGATCACCTTCAAGGTTCTCTATCCTTGCATTGGAAGCATTCAAATCATCTACAGATACATGGTCACCCTCCAGGCTGGCTATCCTTACATTTGACGCATTCAGATTAGTTATCGTCGCATATTTAGAGACAAATTCATTAGCATTCACCAGACCAACCAGATCAATCTTGGCTGCCTGTATCTTAATGGCTTCAGCCGACTGATTGATTTCGCTGACAATGCTGTCCTTACTTACCTTTAACAGAATCTGCTGGGCATTCACGCTGACCTGGCTTGATAAGTTTCCTTCCGCCTGCGACGCACGAGTTACCTCAGCGGAGATGCCTTGGGCATTAATATCAATCCTCGACGATAAGTTTCCTTCCGCCTGCGTCGCACGCCGAGCCTCCAACGCAATATTATTAGCATTCTGCGTGATCCGCGTCGAAAGTCCATTCTCAATATCCACGATCTCTGATCTGGTCTCTTCCAGCGTTCGTGTCAGCTTATTGGATTTCCCGCGGAGCTGCTGAATCTGCTCCCGTATGTCGTTCTCAATTTTCCTTTGGTACTGCTCACCCTCTGCGTCATAGGTATCACGCAGCGCCTGAATGCCTTTCAGCGTCCTCTGAAGGATATAGGTATAAACAATCTCATATTTTGTCCGGAGCCGGATGCCAGCACCAACTTCCAGACAAGGATTGCCTTTTGCAACCACATGTGCCGGGCGGTACCAGACCTTGCTGATCACCCGGTACATATTGGCTGCAATGGTCTGTAGTTCTTCCGTAGATTTGCCGTAAACAAGGAAATTACCCTGCACGGTATAGCAATTGTCATTTGCAGATATTTCACCCGCCGGGTACACCGCGCCGACATCGTCCTCTTCCTGCCGGATAAGCAGCTTATTGATCCGGGCAGTCGTATAATCTTCATACACACAGCTGATGTAATGGGCAGAACTTATCTTCTCCGCATTAACCGGATCCGCGGGATATAAATCATCCGCCGGATATAGATCATCTCTGGGATATAAGCCCTCTACCATCTCCTGTAAAAAAATGTACTGAAACTTTCCGTCTCGCCCAATATGCCCGAAGCACCCGTTGATCTCACAGATTGCCGTCGCCACAATCTGTCCGCTGAGCTTTTCAGCATCAACCGTCCGTTGCACGATCATGGAGTCATTTGGCAGTGTGGTCTGCTGCTGTTCAATTCCCAAATATGCGAAAAAGCTATCCCGAAACTGTTTCAATGTGACCTGGCTCTCCATGTCCGGCAGGATTGTGTTGTACCACGTGATCACATCCGCCTCAAGAATGTCATACATGGAATCGTATGCGACCACATCTCTATGTCTGCGGTCTGCCGTCGGCCTGTCAGAAAAGACCTTGTAATTTCCAAATAAAAAAGGCTCTGCAGTATTACCTGCCAGAGTCTCGGAAACCGTCAGCCATTTATCTTTTAACGGAGTAAATACATTTGAAATTTTAAACTTAACGGAACTTGCCTCGCAGGATCCGAACCGCAGCATACTCTCTGAGCACAGGCTTTCATTCAGTTCAAACTCCTGGGAGTGCAGCTCCGTGTTGGTGATAACTCCGCCGTCAAATGCAATACTAAGCTGCTTATCAACGCTATCCTGCTTATAGAGTGCATCAAAATCAATCGCCATACACGCCTCCTATAAATGCCATGCGGATTGCCTTGTAATAAAGCACATTTTCGTCGGGTTCTTCCCGTTCTATCATCGGTTTCGGATCCGCAAGATAAGCAATCTGTGTGATGTAATCATCATATTCCGGGACATAGGCGGTAACAAGGCACTTTCTGCCATTTGCATCAATGTAATTCTCCCGTATGTGCGACATCAGATCAGCGTATTCGGAATTGGTAAGCCCCTCCGGAGTCTGAAACTCTATCTTCAAAGCTTTTAATTCCACCGCATCAATATGCTCATAGCCGTTTGCGTCATTGTATGGATCCAGCACCTGCATATTGACATATGGACTATATGTGCCTGCACCTATGTACTTGTCGGACGGAATTATGTAATCCCCGATCTTGATTAAATATCCGCTATATGCCATGTTGCAACCTCTGTTTTGGGTATAAGAAAGGCACCTACTATACAGTAGATGCCCATGTACTTTCATTCAAATAAGTTTAAAATAAACTCTCTGCCAAGCTGAGTAATTTTTCTATGGTATATCACCTTTCCACTGTCCAAAACTTCCTGCTTTATCTCTTCATACCCCAAGTCACTATAATTTGAATACATGACCCAAGTTCCATTTACCTGATATTGTATCTTTTTATCCGCCAGTATCTTATTCAGCGCGATAGCCGATTTAAGCCCTAATTCTTTTGCAATCTCCGTAACAGTGTATGTTTTATTCACATGGGTAAGGATTGCATTCTTACGCTCTGCTTCGACTCTGGCAGCACGCTCCTCTTTCAATTTTGTGAGAAGCTCAATCCCAAAGTCAGGATTATTCAGGATTTCATCAATGACGTTATCCGTTGCGTATATCCCATGATTCAGAACTGAAGGGACAACCTCATCATATATCCAGCTCTCAAACTTTTCCGCCCCAGGCAACTCACTATGTGCTGCCAGCCTAACAATATCACCCTGTGGAATTACATTGACCTCTAATGTCTTTGTTTTACTTTGAGGATGAGGTATGTCGTGTTTCACGACACACCTACAATGCCGAATAATGGCATCTCTCTCATTCACATATCCAAGTGCCCTTGCGACATCACTTGCCACGAAATACGGCTTTCCACTAATCTCCACCATTCTCACATCTCCAAATTGCGGATTGTTGAATATCTGAATTTCATGCATCTTCGGTAGATTACTCCCATTATTCTGGGACTTATCGGGGGTAAAAGTTGGTGTTGCACCGTTTCCCATACGGTTTACCTCCTTCATGATAGTGTTTTAGGCTCACACCGCTATGGCATGAGCCTATGTCTTTCCGTCCACTATGTAACCAGCCGCTTCACTGGTCGGAGGTATTATCCTTCTAAAACGCATTTTAAAGGTCTTTAGGCAAAAATGAAATGCTTTTCTGTGTTAATATCAAATTGTATATTTGATATTTGATTATTGTATTGATTTATTTTATTATGTGGTTTACAATATAATAAATACTAAAGAGAAAGGAAATTTAATTATGTCTGATTTTAATGTTAACGTTTCTGCCGAATTACCTAGTTCTGTAGATAATGCTCTCAAGAATGTAACGGATCTTCCTAGTAAAAGCGTAGGTCAAACCTTATCTGACTGTTGGTTTCTAGCCTTTGGCGGCATCTCACAATTAGCAGAGAAACGCCGTCTGAAATACGCACATAGTTTAGAAGTTTATAAAAACGAACTAGAAACCTCTTTATCTCAAGTTCCTCCCGAATTCAAAAGGGAACCTTCAACACAAATTGTACTTAAAACATTAGAAGAATCCAAAAACTGTGTCGAAGAAAAAGAACTTCGAGAACTATTTGTAAAATTACTTACATCTGCATCTGATTCACGCAAATTTGTTCACCCTTCCTTTCCACAAATTATTAGCCAAATGAGTGTAAATGATGCAACCTTTTTACAAGGATTTAAAATTGCTGAACGATATCCGTTATGCAATTTAAAACATATCAAAGACAACCTCGGGAATTTTAACTATATAAGCGAAAACATTTTTGTTCATGGTTCCAGTTCTATGAGCCTTGAAGAAAAAGCTTTATCTATTACATCATTATCCAGGCTTGGATTACTAGATATCCCTTGGGATGCACATTTATCCGATTCAAAATTTTATGAAAAATTTTATACTTCAGATGTATATATAAACGCCAAACAACTTTATCCTGAAAATGAACTTGAACTCGAAAAAAAGATGGTATGTCTGACCCCGTTAGGAAAATCATTTGTTAAATGTTGTGTTCCTGATATAGTCATAAGTGTCACGAAACAATGATTTAGTATATTTTTCGATAACATCAAAGTACTTTATGGTCAACACTCTTGTGGTAACAACCGATGTAATAATTGAAACCAATACACATAAAATTACAATCTTCACAAAATCACCTCCATTACAAAAGGAGCTGTGTACTAAATTTAGTACGGCAGCCCCTTTTTGCTTTATTCTATATCCCCATCCGGTCTCACAGATAACTTCTCTTTTCTCATATGACTAAAATCATGACTGGCATTTTCCCATGAAGAAGCCGACTAAAAGTGTTATCGCCGGATACATGATATCCCATAAATAACATACAAATTCCACATCATTCTTAAATAAAACAGAAATGCAGAAAACGATTATAATTAATGCTGCACTAAGGCGCAACGCCATATACGCTATACGGTTCTTCCCTTTATAAATATGATTTGACATTCCCAGACACCAACTTTCTTATTCCATCTTTCAACTCTATGCTGATATCAGTAAGCAATTCTGTTGAAGAACAAAATCCCTGATTGCATCATAACCCCAGCCACATCCTACAAGACCACTAATAAGCATTTCAACATTTTGCACCTTACTCAACTCTTCCTGAGTAAAATGATCTCGAAGATTATCATTCTTGGTTATTCCATAGCACTCCCGGAGCTGCGCTGCATTTTTGCCGAATACTGCTTTATATACCACATTGGTATAGGTAGAATATGCATGCCCGTGCATACGTTCATTTTCCTGCGATTGCTGTAATGCATTGGTGAGAGCTTGTCTGACCGCAATACCTTTTTCACGCTCTTTCATCTTGCCAATAAGAGCTTTTTCCATTGCATTAAATTGTCTGATATAGGCTAGTTTGAACCGCATTGCTTTCTCACCGGTATAGCCCATGACCAAAAGCGTGAAACCGTCTCGATTCATGAGATACATAGGATTTTTTTTGCCGTTACTCGCGGTATATACGTCCTCGTAGAATAGAGCGGAATTTTCCGCTGTACCTAAATTGTCTTGAATGTCTCTTATACTTTCAAGCACATCTTTATGTAACTTTCCAAATGTTTCAGCTACATCAAGACTCGATACTACAGTTACCTCTTCTTTGTTGATTTTTGCAATCTCGACTAACATAACTCATTCCTCCGTTTCGGTTATTTATTAGTTTTGTTCTAAGATTTTTGTACTTTGGAATTTGTTATCTTTAGCAATTAAAACTTTTCCACCAAAAAAGCCAACTAACCCCAAGGATATGCAAATTCAGTCGATGATCTATCGTGTTTGCGTTCCCCTTAGTAGTTAGCTGGCTATTTATTCTGTCCGCCGCCACTACGGTATTTAGTTGAGTATATTATATAGCCGGTCCAATCATGGTGTCAACTGAAAAAGGCACTTGTCATAAGGTAAATGCCCTTTTTTACTATTTTCCAGAAATCAACTGTGCCTCGCTTCGTATCATTTGTTCAACTTCTGCTTCTGTTCTACGTTGCTCAATCCATTGATATTGCTGATACTTTACATAATTATTCAGCTCTGCCTGCTGGGCAGCATTCAGATTAAACAAACTCGCTATAGTCGCAAAAATTTTCATAATTTGAACTCCATTACTAACAATTCCCATGTCATCACCTCTTTTGTAAATAATTGTTTTCTACACCACTTCACCGGTCTATCCATCGTTTTGCATAGAATCATCTATGCACTATTGAAACTATGGTTGCAGATAATCATTCATAATTTTCCGTTCCATACCAGCCAATATATAGTCTGGTGTATCCAAACCTAATTTCATCCGATTCTCAAATGCAAACATAACTGTATTGTAATAAATCCTCCAATCTTCTTTTCCTTCATCAACGGCCCCATGAATATCTATAAGAATTGAATCCAAAAATTTTCTGAATAGCTCTTTATAGTCATCATTCTCTTTATTCTCAATGAATTGATTAACCAACCTATTCAGATTATTTGGATTACTCAATAACAAGTCCTGTTTTCTTAATAATTGTAAAACTTCTTCTAATACCTCATCTAAATTGCTTAACTTGGGTTCCTTTTCTTCTTTTCTGCTATTTTCAGTATCATTCGAATAAGTTGAAATAATTTCTTTTATGCTAATCTCCAGTTCTTCCCACATAGCCTCAAATGTGCCATTTATATTTTCCCATGGAACTCTCGATCCAGAAAATTTATGAATACTGGATATCAGTTTTTTAAATTCATCTCTATTAAATTTGGTTGTCTGAAAACATTTCAAAGGAGATGAAATGTCCTTCATCGTAGCATCAATCAAGAATACTCCTACTCGTGAGTCATCTAACTTTGATAAAGCACCTGCTTCAAACTGTATCCATGGTGCATTTACATTATCCTTTGTCAAACACACAATTCCAAAGTTGCATTCCGCCAATTCCTGCCTTATACGTGAATTCCAGTTCTCGCCTTTTTCAATATCTTCCGAAGAGCAAAACACCTCTATTGACTGTATAATACAAGGTAATTTCTTTTTCAATAACTCCGCAACTGCCTTGCTCATTGCCCCCGACCAACTGATAAATACCTTCATTATTTTATCCCCTTTGTATCTTAATTTGTGAACTTTATCTTATGTAAATGATCTGCTACTCAAATATATTCCCGCAATCTTTTCTACCGTTTCTTTTCTCCAATCAACTCTGCCAGCTCATTTCTGCGTTTTAGCACATCATAGTCTGTACTAGTGTTAGACATAAATTGAATGATAAAATATATATCCTTTCCCTTATCATCAGAATCAACCTTACGATATTTATCGCATAGATTAATTTGTCGATCATAACTCCGCGCATCCATTTTCCTATCCAAGTACTGATCCGCCGCCAAGATAGCAGCCTTTGCATCATCCACAGCCTCTCTGCCATACTTGTATTCTGCTGTATTTGAATTAGCAATAAACCATACAAAAAAAGCGATAACTACAACCACTCCAATGATAATTCCTATGCTTTTGCCGTTTATTTTTTCCATGATAAGCCTCCTAAAGTGTGATAATGTAATAATATCACACTTTAGGATATTTTTCAATATGATGTAAGCATGTGAGCATGATTAAGCCTTGCAGCTTCGTTGTTTTTCTTCATTACTTTTTTAAATATAGGCTCACCGTCTATTTCTATAGTACTTCCCTCTCTGACCACAGATATTAATTCTCGCAATAACATATTAGTTTCCGCAGAGTCATAATTATTTGTATTCTCATAGTAAGTATTGTTACTGTATTTGTCTGGCGTATTATCGGGCAGGTATAAATCATAATTTGTTTGTGGCAATCCTGCTATTTCATATTGTATTCCATCCCCGAACAAACTTATAGATTGCCTAATGGAATCATACATATTTTCCATACCCAGTTGAAAACCTTCCATAGTAAATTCACCAAGAGAAAACATAACTCTGGAAGGACTGTGTATATCTAATGATGTTTTTACTGTACCCGCTATATTGTCTGCAATGCTTTGTGCTTTCTCATACAACTGAGTTTCCATACTACTCAACCCGTTATATAGCCCCTGCATTGCATTTTCACCAATGGTATTAAATGAATCAACCAATTGAGAAATTTGACTAATAATATCCGATATATATGTTGAAATAATATTCTTTGTGGTATCTTGGTTTTCTGTAATTCCTAGATTATATCCATCAACCGCATATTTTCCCAATTCCTCAAACCTTTTAGATGGAGAATTTGATTCCTGCTCATCTGCCCCAGCTTCTACTGCTCCCCCAGTTAATTCCCTTGCTGCCTTGATTGCATCATCCGCTGCTTCCTCAATTCCCTTTGCGTATCCGGCACCAGCATCATTTCCTAATCTATTAAAATCATTACTCCACTCTTCATACATCTGAGTATAATCATCAATTTCACCATTGATTTTACTCAATGCTTCTTTAGATTCTATGGAAGCGGTTGTATAAGTTTCCACCGCAGCCGTCAACTCTGTAATTTTTTCTTGATAATCCTGCAAATTAGCCATATTTGGATCAGCAAATGAATTTTTATACTCGTCCACTTCAGCATATGCTATGGCTAATTCATCTGTTGCACTTGTTAATCCATCTGTGTATTCTTTAAGTTTTTTTTGCGCTGTAATTCTATCTTTTATAGCTGATTCCCATTGATCACTTATCGCAGAAAGCATAAGTTCCTTTTCCTTCTGTGTGATCAATTCTTCCAATGTTTCCCTCTGGACATCAAGCAGACCTGTTGTACTATCATAATAGTTTTGCAATTCCGGAAGGTAACCAACTAATTTTTCTGATACCAATTGCAGTTCTGCCTGCTCATCTGCTGACAAGCCAATTTTCTCAGACAATTCATAATATTTATCTTTCAAAGTTTCTATATAAGAAACATCTACTTCTCCGATATTAGAAACTAATGCCAATCTTGCATCAGACGCCTCCATTAACTTGCCGGATACCTCATGGGCTATATTTCCAATATTTTCAAGAGTATCTCCATATTTCTCAATTTCCTCTTTCTCCATTGCCTGCTTTCGTATTTCAATAAAAGCATTGTCTATGCCAAGCAATCCTGCCACCAGTCCCGTGATTGCTCCTGCCGCTAGTCCTGTCGGACCGAGTGCCACATACATAGCTCCACTCGCAAGCGTAGCAGCGCCACCTATTTTAGCAAGTCCAACACCGATATTCTCCGTTCCCTTTACCAAGTCCCCTGCCGTCTTATTTATAACCTTAAATTCGGCAAATCCCGCAGCAGCCGTTATTGCAACTTTGCCCAACGGACTTAAATTATTCCTTATATTCTCTATGGCAAGATTTGCGCCGCCCAGAAAGTCTCCATCCGCAATTCCGGTTTTCAATGCCCAGAATGAATCCTTTGCAACGGCTAATGCTTTTCCTAGTTTACCCGAACTTGTTGTCAATCTGGATAACCCTGACGCCAATTTAGACAAAGCCAAAGCAGAAATCAGCGTAGTTTCCAGCGGTGCCGCTGAAAAGCTGCCTGCCCAGAACTCCAATACTGCCTTAAATGCCTCCCAGAATAATCTGCCACCGGACTTCAAGATCATGAACCAGTCAAGTCCGGCAATGAAATCTCCAACCTTCTGCCCGATACCATACCAATCGACGTTATCAATGGCATCAGCAAAGAAGTTGAAAATCCCTGCAACCAGTTTAGATGTATCCTGCCCCGCCTTGAAGAAATCTCCCACGGCAAAATCATTGAAAATATCTTTCAGCGGCTGGAAGAACTGCTCGATCTTGTCAGCGATCTCATTTGCCTTATTCTCCATCTTGGCAAATGTCTCGTCCCATTTTGACTGATACTCGTTAAAAATATCGTCAAATGCCGCATTCAGCAGCCCTGTCGTGCCAATGCCCCCCAGACCGCTCAGTGCAGAACTGTCGCTGTCGTCCTTGGTGGTGATTACGTTCAGTTCATCAAATGCACGAATGCCCTTTTTCAGTTTGTCAGCCGCTTTGGATGCATCATTGAGGCTGCCGGTCAAATCATCTGTGTCGCTGATCAGGTCACCGAAATCAAACTCGCTGGAGCCTACCGTGGACGTGATCTGGCTCAAATCCAATCCGAGCAGACTACCAATCCAGGTAAACAGACGCTGCACTGCGATCACAAGACCGTTCACATAAGGCAGCACTTTCGCCACCATCGGCAAGAAGATATTTCCGATTGTCCGGGACAGATTTGCCCAGTTACTCTCCAGAAGTCTAATCTGGTTTGCAGGCTGGTTAATCGTATCTGCAAGGTCGCCCCATGCGTACCGGGTGCTGTCCAACAGGATGATTGCACGCAGGAGTGCCTTGTCATTCTGGTTCAGGGCAGTGATATTCTCCTCAATGCCCAGCTCCATCAGCTTCTCCTGCAGATTTACATTGCGGATATTTACGCCATATTTATCCAGGGTACGGCTCATGCCTGCAAGCCCGGACGCCATGTCCTGCCATACCTTGTCAAAGTCCATGTTCTTCACGGATGCAAGGTCTCCACCGATCTCCGTGAGTACCTGGGACAGCTTCAGCGAAGTCTCAGACGCTATGCCCATAGAGCTGGACATCTGCGCAAACATAGCCTGGTAGTTCATCAGCTGATTCGGGTTGATCCCGAGGCTTGCCTGTCCCGTCGCCGTCAGAGTGCCATCATCATTGACCGAGAAACCGGTCATCTTGGAGGTCAACTCTTTCGCCCGTCTGCTGAATGAGTTATAATATTCTTCCGCGGACGCTGCGCCCATATCTGCCCACTGTGAGACTGCCTTCTCCGCCACCTGTCCATAGGCAGCGTCGAAGTAGTTCAAGGTCTCCACATATGACATGGAACTGTCGATGGATGTCCATACCTTTCCTGCGGCACGTTGAAACAAAGCATACAGGCGATAAGTATCCCTCAGCAAAAAGGATATGCCTTTCAGATTATTTGTAAATCTTCCAATCTTCTCACTGTTTCCGGCATTATTAATGATCTGGGTCAAGCCTCTTCCGGCTGCCCCTACCCTGTTTCCCTGCGCCGCCAAATCTGCCAGTGCATCTGTCATTCTGATCACATTGCGGGATACGGCGGGTGCATTGGACATTGTGGTCATAAAGTCATTCAGCGCGCTTGCGAGAACCGGCAGATTAGCAACCGCTTTCTGAACATTGGCACCGCCAAGTTTACCGATTCCATTTGCCAGTTCTGCGACCTGCGTACTGGTTCCGGCGTTTCCGCTCAGATTACCTACCGCCTTTGACAGTGTGGTAATCGCAGACGATGTGCTGAAAATCTGTTGTGTGTTGAGCGCTGAAAGTTTCTCAATATTCTTAGTAAGGCGCGTGAAATCCGTCGTTTTTACGCTGGAGAGCTGCGAAGACGCTTGTGCAAACTTCTGCACGCCGTTCGCCAGCCCGGTGAGACCGCTGGTATTGATGTGGGACAGGGAATTTGCCACAGCATCCAACTTCCCTACCAGCTTATCCAACTGGTTATTCGCCTTGGTTGCCTGCGCCTCTACCTGTAATTCAAGTCTATCGATTTCTGCTCCCACAATGTCTCACCGCCCTTTCTATGCTTTGCACTGACGTTCGAGACATTCTGGCAAAAGAAAAGACACCTAGATTTCTCTAAGTGTCTATGTTATCAATATTGTTCATCTGGTATCATTCATCAATACCTAGCATTATGCAGTTTTTCAGATAATCCTCATATTCCTTGTCATCTTTATGAAGTCCCAGCAAAACCGCATCAAAATCTGAGATAATCAATTGAGATTCTTTTCTTTGCTTAACCTTCTTGGGACGAAATACCGGATCAACCGGCGGCTTATCATCGAACTGCTCCGCCCCACAGAATGGACAGGTATCAGCAAGTATATCTATTTTCTTCCCGCATTCGAAACATTTCATAGCACCACTCCCTTTATTACAATATATCATAGTATCGCTTAAAAAGGAACAGATTGCGTAAAATATTTGCAAAATGATATCTGTAATGTTACAATCTCTTTGTTACCGCCCCTAGACTGGTACGGGAAGGGGGTGTTTCGGTTGGATTTAGTCTTATCGTTTTTGGTTGCCGTTGCGGCGGGCGTGGTTTGCCACCTAGTCTGCAAATGGTTAGACGGTGATCGTTAGTCGGTAACTAGCCTATGGCGTTAAGCCCTGCCATGTCTAAAATCGGGAATAGAAAACCCCAGAGTTGCACCTCTGGGGTTTTCGCTTAGTCGCTTCGCTTGGAAACGTCCTATCGTTTTTGCCTACTGGCATTATAGCATATGCAAATCTTGTTTACAATATACTTTCCGAAAAATTTTATTCCTGCTTCTTATGTGTCCTGCGCCAATTTGCCCGCCTTGCGCTCTCCTGCGCCCAGAATTCATCCACAGCCTTCCTCTTCTCTTCCTGCGTCAACGGTCTGCTTGATTCCAGTTTATACGGCTCATTCGGGTATTGATGTACAGGCGTTCCTTTACCCTTGAACCACCCGCTATTGCCCAGAGTGGACATGATAGCGTCAGCCGTATATTTCCCGTTCAGCCAGAGCATGAAATTCTGCTCATTTGTCCGTTTCCGGTACGCCGCATCGTATGGTCGCAGCTCTGCCGGACAGGACTCCATGAACTCCGCCTTTGTCACCCCGATGGAAAGGTAATGTGGCAAAATATCCTCCATAATCTGCCGTCTATATGGCTTTACTTCTTCGCTGATTTGGGCGGCTTGTGATCCTTCGGTGTCTTGGAAGGCTTGTTCTCCACCATCGCCTTCATGATATCGGATAAAAAACCCTCATCCATCAGTTCATTCGACAGCATAATGAACAGCTGTAAAATTCCCCTTTCCTCTCCTTCCGGCGCCTCTTCCTTATACTGATCTAAGAGGTTTCCAATCTCCTGCACATTGTCTACAGGATTCTCTGCCTGAAATCCGGTGAAGAGCAGATCCCGGACACACACGAACAGATCTTTAATCCTGCCCAGCCCGGACACATCCTTGTCACTCTCCGCTTTCTGCACGGAAAACAGCTTGCCCAGATCATTGACACGTTCAAGCAGATCCGTATCACAAAAACAGTTGTAAGTATATTTTACAACATATTCCTTTTCGCCGATTTTAAGTTTCATCATAATACTTTCCACCTTTCTGAAAAGGGAGCAGCATAGCATCCGCTCCCGATTCTAACCTCAATTATTTTCATTATCATCTTCCGCATTCTCTGCTCCGCCCTGATCACCGGATTCGTCCTCATCTCCAGAGTCAGGGACTATCAGTTTCCCGAAGGCACCAATGCAGCAGATGGCTGAATAGCTGCGGATGCATCGGGCAGATCTACCAGTGTATTGTTGATTGTCACCTGCAGCACGTTACCGACTGCATACTCCGGCGCAGGAATGCTGCCCGGCTCCACAATGTAGTAGTTGGCATTTGCCTTATCCGGATGGTAAGCAGTAAACCACATAGCTTTTCCTGCCGCCTTTGCAGTCTCATATGCTGCATACATCTCATTCCACTGTGCTTCAAAGGTATCAGAATAGTTGAATGTAGTCGGCAATTCACCACCTGTATCCTCATGCCCCTTGATATACTTTTTCTTTTTGGACTTCAAAGGTGTTGCATCCAACTTGTCCGCAGTGAGATCCACACCGCCAACGCTGATACACTCCTCGATTTCCTTAAATGAACTGGGTTTCTGACCCGCTGTGGTCTCCACACCCCAGCCAAAAATGACTCCGATTGTAGACAATGCTACTGCACTCATCTTTTCCTCTCTTTCTCCGCTCTGCGCGGGCAACAAATGCCCGTCCGGCATTCATTGCACAAAAATAAGGGCTAACTTGCCCTTTCTGATCAGTTCCTATTTAGTTCTATCTGCCACCGGGCTATGCCGGAAACATTCTTTGATTTAATGGACACTCCGCAGGGTGTCTCCTTTGGCAAAGGTTCTCTGGTACCGCGCCGACCAACGCGCCACCGACGGATCTGAGTTGTCAATCTTCCTTGGTCCCATGATACACTGGAAACCATAAGCCAGCATGATGTCTTTCGCCGCATGACTGACGTCATAACACTGTGCGTCATCATAGTTGTCGCAATATACCTCAATGACGATCAATGGCCGTTCCGAGTGCTCATTATTCCGCAGGTCATAGTTCCCACCGGGGATATCCGCAAGAGAAATGTCAATATAAGGATATTGCGGGTCCTTAGGGATGGTATAGCGTCCTACGGTGGTTGCTCCGGTGCTCTCCAGTTTTGTCTTGATCAGGGTATAAAATTGGTTCCAGTCAAAGCCTGCCATTCAATCACCTTCCATTCTGAAACACCTCCTTGGCTATCGCCTGCACCCGTTTCCGCAGTTCTTCCGCAGTGTGATACATCGGCATTTTCGGAGATATACCGGTTGAGTAATGCCAGTTGCCTTCCAAATCCATGTAATACCAACCAGGTTCATTGCCATGTGTGCCGCCTGGGAATGTTCCTGTACCAACGCCTGGGATGCCGGCAGGGTTCTCTGCCTTCTGACCGGATCCGAACTCAAGCATGAGACTAGGTGAGACCTCGGCACTCTTCACACCGTCCAGCGTCTGCCAGTCGCTCCTGATTTTCGTAGCATCCTCCATGTAGAGAATTGCCCGGCACCCTGCCTGTTGCGGAGTAATCTCAGAGCCTAGATGCACATATTTGCCAAAGCCACTGTCACCGATGTAACCTAGTGCAATCTGAATTCCCTCGGCGGTCAGACGACGACATAGTTCCTCACATTTGCGGTTGAGGTCGGTCTGATAAGCTTTAATCTCTTTGATAGCATTTCGCACCTCAGAAACGCTTAAGCCGAAACGGATTTTGGTTGCCATATTTCCCCTCCCATAAATACTTTTAACAATCTGTTCGATTGACAAGAGTACCGCTCAAATGTAACATATAATTGGGCATTACCAAAACGGGTAAGCGGTTCGCCTTTCGCCATAGGTCACACTATGAGAGCTTCCAGTATCAGCGGAGGTGATACATATGGGAAATATCACGAAAGGTTCATAAAAGGTGTTCGGAGTATTTGTCGGAATTGTGGGTATTGTTGTCACGGTTATCAGTATCGTCGTGACGCTCATCAGTATCCTACAGACCGCTAAGAAAGAAAAGCATCAAAAAAGCAACCGCCCCGACCAAGGATAAGGTTGCTAATTTGATGTTAAAGGTTAGTAACTGATAACCAAGGCGAACCGTTTGCTTTACGGTAATGCCTTTTCTACTTGATATGATACACATTTCCCCTGCCTCTGTCAATAGTCAAAGCCAATGAAAATCATGTATCCTCCCGCTTTCCCATCATCCTTTTGCCCGCTTTTTCAGTGCATATACTACATTGTTCAGTGACCGCGCCACCGCTACAACAGAATAATCCGCGCTTGATTCATCCACAACGCCATTCTTCATGACAGGTTCCGTCTCAAACCAAATCAACGAAGTCTCCGAAATCGGCAAGGTCATGTCCGTGGTGGAAATAGTTTTGGTGTAGTCCAGAGACACGCCGAACACTTCAGCGTCGGATGTACCCTTTGCCGCCGAAATATTGGCATAAAAAGGGACAGGGTTGTTATACCCTGCCCGCTCTGCTTTAATTCGTGGAACCTGTTGACCGTCGATATCATCATAGATGATATTCCCGGCTCCGTCAGTCGCATATATAGTTATCTGGTCAGCATAGGTGCTGTACCAGAGTTTTTGCTGGTTTTTCTTTAAAGAGCGCATATATCATACATCCTTTTTATCATAATATGTTTCAAAGAAATCTTTTGTCAAAGCACATGCTTTTGAATATTCCCATTTACAATCAATACTGTCATGTAGCCGCAAAATTTGCTCTTTTGCATCTACATCACTCATAGCTTGATATGTATATATTTTTTTAGAAATACTTTTTTTATTGAAATCATCGGCAATCTCTTCATGTTTCTTGTGCTCTGCTGAACTTATATTATATGAATCTATCCAATATACCTTATCATCTCGATTTTGAACTAAAATAATCTCGTACATAGCACTTCGTCTCCTCTTGTCAGGATTATACGACAACCGGAGGTAATTTACAACAATTATTTTCGCGCCCTGCCCACCACCGCCAATGGGCGCCGCCCTGCAACACCCCACCGAACCCGCTCGGCAGGATGTCACGCACAATCTTCTTCTATTCCTTCTGCAACACGTTCACAAAAGGCGTTACTTTCCGCAAAATATCATCTCTGCTGTGCCATGTCCGGCTGGTACCGTTCTCGCTGTGGGAGGTCTGTCCCTCACCGCCGATATGGTTCCAGTCGTACAGCGCAAGGTCTTTGATCAGCTGATACATCTTCTTCATATCAGAGCCAATGAATCCGTCATCATGGTGCTCCTGATAGTTCCGCTTGAATTTTATCTCCCGATAAGCCCCCTTTATCTTGATGGATAGAAGAGCCCTGTCGGAATCATTATGCAATTCAGAAGCCAGTTCGACCTCTAATTCCGTCTGTAATTCCGCCAACAGCTCTTCCATCCGCTCACATCCTCTCCGTTAGATCTGCCGTGTCGGTTACTCCACGGTCACGGTGCCTGCCTTTACTGCCTTATAGCTGCTGTCACACTCAACCAGGGTGATCACCTTGCCGGTTTCTGCGGTGATGTCGGCACTACCGTCCCATGCCGTCCATGTCTGTACATTCTTGCCGTAGGTCACAGCCTGCGCCACATCTGCAATCTTGTACTTATAGGAGTTTCCGCTGGTGAGTTCCGGGGCAACCGTAAGTGCCACATCACCCTCCTGAGTACCGGCCGCAGCCGTTACTGTCAGTTCACCCAGGGTATCACTGTCGTCGGAAGATCCGGACACAGAATATACCCTTCTCGCCATATCCTTATCGGTAGGCATCACAGTGGACAGGCCAGTGATCTTCGCAGAATACCACTCGGGACCATGATCCAGACCAATCTGACCAAAGATCTGCTTCTTGGTACCTGCACCGGTCTTAGCCAACTCCTCAATGAAGAAGTTGCCCTTGCCGGGCACCAGCTGCTCCACGGGTGCCATAATGGTAGGATCACACAGAACAATCTCACCGGACGGCAGATATTTCAGATCCTTCAGATACACAGTTCCCAGCGGAGTGACAACCTTATCAACCGCAATGCCGTTGATGTCCCGTCCACTTTCAACAATGGTAAGACCATTTGCTACTGCATCAGCATTCAGCTGCAATCTGCTGGTAGAATCAAGACCGACCACAATGTTGGAAATATCGCCATTGGAATCCTGAATACTCTTCAAAGCCTCACACAGCAGCATGAAGGACAAAGGCTTGCCATTTGCATCAATAACATTGGAGGTGATTGCCGTCAACAAACCTCTGGACTTATTTGCGTCCGTATCACCGGTAGACTTGTGATACTGACCTCTGATAAAGGTGTACTCAATGTCCTGAGCAATCTTTGCCATTTTGGCAGCTACCTGAAAAGCATCTTCGCTCACAGGATTCGGCTGCTGTCCTGCAATGTTCACTCCGGAAAGGGTGCCCATATTGGACTGCTTGGCATAGGATACCCCAACTGCCTCCTGGAAGATCTGCGTCACATTTGTCTTCTGCTCTCTGGTCACGATAGAAGCATCCGGAGCATTCAAAGACTGTGCTTCGGAAATTTCCGGCTGACTTCCCTGTGCAGTTGTGTATTCCTGACCGGTCACAAACTCCGTGGAAGTTGTGTACTTTCTTCTCACACCGATCATGGTGGAAAAGGGTGTCTTGGTGTTGCCCTTATTAAAGAGCATACCCGAAAAATTGGGAGTGTTTCCACTCATTGCAAATACATCTGGCATAATTTAATCTCTCCTTTACTGTTTGGGTGCATTGGCTGCTGCCTGCCGCATGATCAACTCTGCTACCATTGCCATATCACCGCGAGACTGCGCCTCTGCAATTTGTTTGTTGTAATCTATAGTCGTCTGGTTACCGGACGGAGGAGTGGGCATCTGTTTCATCAGGTCAGCCTTGATCGCCTTCTGCATAGTCTCCTCATGCTTCTTTTGGAGCCTGAACATCGTCTCCATGTCGCCATCGTAAAGAGCCTCCGCAATCTCCCTGGCATCTTTCTCATCATACTTAAGTGCCAAATGCTGCTTCTCGTACTCAGAGACTTTGCTGCTCCTGCGAAGATCCTTCAACTCCTGCTCGATCGCTGCCTGCTTTTCGGCTTCCTCAAGTGCCTTTTGCTCCTGTTCGCTGGCTGCTGCTTTCCACTTCTTCTTGTAGTCTGCTGCCTCCGATGTCGCCTTGTCCAGCACGGACTTGGGCACATAGCCTTCATATTGACTCTTGTCCACCAATTCCCTGTCTGCCAATGCTGCGTTGATCTCCTCCAGTGTCATGCCCTCTTTGTAGGCATCCCCCAATAACGTTTGAATATCTGCCATTTCTAAATCCTCCTTGCGTTTGATGTAGCAGTTCTCTCTGCATTTTGATTCGTTTGCGATTTCTGCCTTCTCTGGCAATTTCCTGCGATATTTGTAAAGCACCTTCTCTGGTGCATATAAAAAGAGTGCCTATCTCTAAGCACTCCGATTATCATTCATCTGTCACTGACACCTGGGACGGCTGATCAGTGATATCCGGCTGGCGTTTTCTGTAGGCATCCGGATCTATGCCATTCCCTTCTCCTGTGTCTTTGAAAAGGATCCTGTCAATCCGCTCTGCCGAATCCAACGTCACCTGCTGAGGATCCGTGAATAATCCCACAGTCTCGATTGCACGCAGCGGATCAATGCCGATATGGATCAGCGTTGCCAGCGAATTGCACTTTGTCGCCAGATCATAAGTCCTTGACCGTGAAAAACGGATCTCGATGTCAGAAACATTCAATTTTGCAATGTCTGCATCAACCTCATCACTCGCCTTGATGATCTGTAGAATAAGTGCCGTTTCCCTGCGTTCGGCTGCCGCCCAGATCTGCTCTTTTTCCTTGGCATCCGTTTCTGCGTCCATCCATCCGGTTGACATATTGGTCGCGCTGCCGGTGCTGCCTCCGGAAAGTTCCGATCGGCTGGGCTTATGCGCGATTTTCTCAATGCGGCGCTCCATGTAGTCCACAAGCGTCTGATTTTCGGACTGATTCAGCACGCTTTCCAGATATTTCAGCGTAGCCTGTCTGCCCTGCTCCGATGTGGTGACAATAATTCCCTCTTCGCGAAGATCTTTATACTGCTTTTTGTCAATCGCAATGTTGTCACCCCACAATATGTTCTGGACATGCTGCGCAATGTCATTTACCCGGTCGGAATCCACCGTATTCAGTGCGTCCATGAGCGGAATCACACGTTCAAAACAACCCATTCGGTCAAAATCGTTGATATATTCTACAATCGGGATAACCCCCATTGTATTGGGTCTTTCCAAAAAGTTCGGCTCATAATCGAAAGCAACGCCTCTTTTAATCTCAAAGTAAAATATATCCGTATAGCACCCAAAAGTAATACTTCCGTCCGCATGCGGAAAATATGTCACCGCCAACATGGGAATCCGGTATGCGTCATTACTATAGACAATAAAAGTGTTCATGGGATTTAAGACCAGCAGGTCAAATACTGATACCCCTGTTTTGAGACGCTTAGGAAGTACCAATCGATATCCGACACCACAAGTCTTGACATCCTTCGCCAACTGCAGATCCTTCGCCGCCTTGCATTCCTCTGTCATCATTTCATTCAGCGCCGCAACACGCATATCTTCCGCCTGGCTCTCCTTGGAAGTGAATAACTTCTGGAAGAACCGAAGCAATGCATTCTTGCTTTTGATATCATTCCGTGCCCGTTGCACGTATGTGATCGGAGATCCGAACTCATACCCAAGTTTGAATTCCAAAATCTCCGAGGCCATGTTGTCAACTATTTTTTCATTGATCTCACTCCTTATCTGCTTCTTACGCTTTAAAATCGGCTGATCACCTCTGACATAGTTATCCAGATAAATCATCTCGCCGCGGTTCTGCTCATGAATAGCAAATGCATCCTCCAGAACTTTCAGTATGTTCGTCCGGTCAATGACCGCCTCGTCTGTATATATCACTTTTCTTCCGAACAGCTGCACTTACTACTCACCTCCTTCATGGCAAAGAAAAAAGCGTTACCGAAACGTAACGCCGCTACTTGTCTTCCTGCTGCTCATCAAAATATGTTCATTTGATGACTTCACCACATAATGTGTATGCTTTTTCGTATCAAATTTGTTGACCATGCTGCAATTTATTCTCGGACATTTGATCTCGCCTCTGCCTTCAAACTTGCCGAGAAGTTTCTTGCAGCTCAAACATCTGATCTCGACCATAATTATCACCATTCCTTTATAGGACAAACGGAAACCCGCCATCTCGATTGTTCGAAAGGATGGCGGGTCTTAGGGAGCTTTATTATCGCACTTCTGCTGATTTTAACTATAGCACAACTCAATCCGAACAGAGCGAACAAACTTTATTTTTCCATAAATCGCTTAAATTCCATCCGGATACTGTCCGCAGTGGCGTTACCGCCTATTTTATGAGCTGTCTGATTCCATGACAGATTTTCGATAAATCTAAGATTGATTATCCTTCTGATCCGGCTGTCATCAATGCCTGCAATAAATTCTTCAACCTTGTTCAATGTTTCAAGAATCTCTGCCTCAAGACTTGCAAGAGTGGCCTTCCTAGCATACAGCAACGACTTTTTTCTGCTGTACTCAGGATATGGAAAACCTCTGATCTTGAAATGCTGGTTATTGCCCAAACCACCACTTACTGTATCAATAACAGTGCCCTCTTCCTCGATTTTGGAAATTTGCTCTTCGGTCTTCGCAATTCTCTCCCGGATTTCCTTTACCTCTTCCTGTAAATCTGCATACTGGATCAGAATTTCTTTCGATACCATATCCCATTCCCCCTTACAATCCCATTTCTGCCCTGCTCAATATCTCCACCTTTGATATTCCTCCTGTCAACAGCTGTAGGAGTTGCGTCAATCCATCACCACTGTCATCATGCTCATTCTTGCCAACCTGGGTGAGCATACACAACTCCTCAAATGCCTCTTTGTACTCTTCATCCTGCAATTCCGGTTTCAGAAAGTAGAACCGCCGCTTAATATCCGGTGCAACCTGGATGATCTTCGCCATCTTGCCGATCTGGTTGCTCGCCTTTTTCCATGTAATATTTGTGGTAAAGCCCTGCTCCTCCAGCATGGTCTTCACCGATTCCGCATACTCGTCACCGCCATTATTTGCCTCAAACCGCACCATGTTCGGTTCCTGCTGCATAATCTTTGCAACCACCAACGGCTTGGTCGTATACTTATCGCCCTTGTTGAATATCCATGCCGGAATGTATACCGGTCCGTCTGTAATATCGCCAAAAGCATTCCCAAACGGCATTGACAAACTGTCCCCGCCGCCCCATGCCACATCGCAAGCCGCAGCCTTCAGGCAGTCACCATCCGGCAATACACCGTCATAATAGTGCAGCTCGTCCACCGGAAATAACAAACCTTCCCGAACAAACGGCGCCTGCATATACTTTGCCATCCACTCATTCCGATCAAGCCGATCCCGCAGATTGTGGTAATACTGCGTCGAGAACCCTTTGCCGTAGTCGTACTGGAAGTTGGATTCATCATGCTCATTCAACGCCGGAATCTTACGAAATCGGTACCGCGGATTCTTTTTGTACTGAGTCTCCACCCTTCCCAACGGATCCAGCACGTTCCACCGGGTGCCCACCATCAACTCACGGGATCCGTCATTTTTACGGTCAACCAATACATTCAGATAATCCTGATAGCGGTTTTCAAGTCGTTTCGGACTCAAAGATTCCGTCCGGTCACGCACCATGTCGTCCACATACAGATAGCCGTCTGAGGAAACATCCACGGCACCTGTCCATGTACCGTCCACACCACGGCAGGTCAGCGTCGCAAAGCTTTCATCTTCGTCGTAGCGCAATTCATTCTTCTCTGCCGATGTGGCAGGCTTTTTCACTTGTGGGAAAATTTCAGAAAAGGTATATTCAGAACTTGTCGTGAGTTTAAAAACGTCTGTGTAGAACCGGTCTGCCAGGATCCCCGAATGTCCGGACATGGCATTGTGGCTCTCCGGCCGTCTTCCGGTCACCCATGCCAGAAAGTAGATGCAGATTGTACTCTTACCGACACGGGGCGGCATGGACAGACCGTAAAAGTCCAGTTTCCCGTCCTCTAAGTCCTGCAGATCCTGCGCCACAATGTTCAATGTTCGCATTCTCGGCTGGTAAAATCGTTTCTTGGGCTTGCGCTTCCTGTCCATGTAGAGCAGGAAACTCTCAAAAACGTGTGGTGCCTCGAATTTCAGCGTGTCCCAATACAGAGTATTTAGGCCAACCGTTGCCGGGAGCGTGGGAATCTTGCGCTTAACGAAGGATGTCAGCTTCAGAGCATAGGCTAGATCATTGTCGCCGTCCTCGTCGGCGATCACTACGGCCATGTCCAGAAGGTCACGGAGTGCCTTGTAGGAATTTAGGTCTGTCTGCTTTATGGAATTTATAATTGTCAGATTTTTCTCCGAAACACCCACTATACGTCAACTCCTTACTGCCGCTGACGTTCTGGACATTCTGGGCGAAACTACTACTTATTCTTCTCAAACTCCTGAATTAACTGCATAATCATTCTTCTTCCCATCCTTGGAGGCATAACGCAAACAACTTCTCCTTTTTCGCTTGCCTTTTCATAGACAGAAAGAAACCATTTTTGCCACTCTGTCAAGGGAATGGGACTTGTTTTCTCTGCATATTCGACTAGATTCATTCTCTCACCCACATTGCAATCGGTGGTTGCCCACCAATAATCGAAAGGAAAATGGCTGGTTTCTTCCCTGCTTTTATCTGCTCCAACATCAATTTTATCTCCTTTTCCGTGAGCTCATGGCAGGAAATGACCTCTATTGTTTGGAATTCCTCGTTTGGTTGCCGACAAGCAGGAAGTGGAAGGCATTTATCCGCCGTATATGTACAGTTACTTTCTGGGAAATCTACTGCCTTCATCACACATCCTCCGATTTGAACACTATCGCCCGGCAATACGGCTCATCATCCTCATAAATCATGAATGTTTCATGGGGGATGTCCGTTTTATATGTCCAAGTGATAACCTGTCCCTCTTCATCCAAGGCATCTTTATCACACCACAGAGCCTCGATACATCTTTCAGATGTCGTAATCGGACCATCAGTTACCCTGTCTCTGTTAAACCATACCTCACCGCCGTCAAAACAACCGCCCTCGTCCTCCATAGCACCATAAAACTCCATGAGATCATCCGATGCACCGCAGACAATGACAAAACCATTCTCTTTGGCAATCTGCAATTCCTCTTTGGTGAATTGCGGATAGGCGTACTGCCTACCGTCCAGCATCTGAGCGAATTCCCTGATATCCATATATGTCCCTCCCAATTTTCGCAAAAAAATACCAACCATCGAAATTGACGGTTGGTGTTTTTCGAAAATATTATATCATCTATAGCCTAAGCATATTATGTAATGCATCTAGCTCGGATAACGTATCTATTTTATCTGCATCATCCCATTGTTGCTTCATTGTATTTTCGAAGAAATCAAACCATTCCTTTTTATCATCTGACCGCAACAAAATATTAGGTTCTTTTTGAGGTTGGCCGCAACCATATTGATAAAATGAGGCTTTTATTTCTCTTCGTCCTTTTTTCGATGATTGCATAAAATCGTAAGCTACAAAAGAAGTCGAAAATACACAATTAGAAAGTCTTATTTGCAAATTCCCTTTCAAGAAATATTTTTTATACTTCTCTCTGATATTCTCCACTGTATCAAGTTGATAACGAATAACTCTTTGTGCATATTCTTCTATATTGCTTTCATTTTTTACCCCAAAATATAACTTTGCATTTTCATTTGTTAATTTAGGAGATGAAAACAATAGATATACAGTTTTACCTTGACCCAAAAATGCTGTAATTTCATCATTGCAATTTTTAATAAAACCATTTAACGCAATTCCAGAAACAAATACATTATTCTGAGCATTATGAAAAAAAGGACTAATATCGAAATCTGCAACACGGAATAATCTACCTAAGTCAATATCCTGTTTAGCATCTAGCTTATCTATTTTTTTCTGTACAATACGAACATTAGTCCATAAAATAAATATTTCTATTATAAGACTAAGTAAGAGTTCTATTATGATTTTGTCTGTAGTCTGCCTTTCAAATTTAAAAATTATTGACATAACTACTAATACAAATAGATAAATAGCCTGAATAACCCAGTACTTTTTTTCTACAATATTTTCAATCCATTTACCAATTTTTTCCATCTTCTAATTCCCTCTTTTGTAATATCTATTTTATTTTACCATACTCAACCGTCATATTCAATTGTCAATGTTCACAAATCGGAAACTGACGGAATTGAACCGCCACCTGAAGTCAACCCGAAGCTGTACATCCGTTCTGCCATTAAACTAAGTTTCCTCGAATACACGTCTTTGTTACCGTAAAGACTCGCTATTACTGGGCTAACCGGTAAAACATATTTGCACAAATAATGGTCTTTCCCACCGTCAGCACCGAATAGTCCCCAACATTTCACGGTGCTATGAGCCCCTTCCTACGTTGCCACGGCTTTATCCAACACTTTTTGTGTTCTACCATTGGGCTCTCGTCCACATTTTGGGTCTTTATCGTACCCTTTTGTTTCCCACATTCGCCATGCGGTACTTACAATGTGTTCCCATTTGCCACATCATCGAGATGTGCGGGAACTTCTGTTTTTTTGACAGATTAACAACCTACAACGGTATTCTGCCATAACGGGGCTCTCATAAACCCGTTATCCCCCACAAGCCTTGTGACGGCTCTTAACAGCATTCCGCTATGGGGTTGGAAAGGAGCAACACTATAGCTATTAGCGTTGCCTATTGCGTATGGATGGACTTGAACCATCGACCTCCGACCGTCCGCCGGTGTTCTGACCGACTGAACTACATACGCAACATCCATCTTATGTCTGCAAGGACTGTGCAGGGTTTCCCATGGGCGGTGCCTGCCATTTGGCTGCCTGTAAGACCACTCACCGGCTTTGAGCACCGAAATACCACCGGGCGGTCACGCTCCGCCCTTAACAGAATCGTCCTAGTGGTTGGATGTTAAAAGTTCCCAATGGAACCGCGGACATGCAATCCGCTAATCGGCACAGTAGGACTCGAACCCACGACCTACGGCTTATAAGGCCGCCGCTCTCACCAGCTGAGCTATGCGCCATAATTATTTCTCCGGCATGTAATAAACATATTCGCTGTATGTAGTCAGGCTCTTTCCTTCTCCAAACTCCAGTATGTTATTCGCTGCGATATTCTCACTCTTTACAAGCATATATCTCACTTCATCTTCCGTCAGATTACTGGAAATGCTGTACACCGGAGCATACGCCATGTGGATATCCTCAAACACCTCCGCCGCTCGCTCAGGTGTCACATACGCACCAATCACCTTGCTATCTTGCCCTATCCGCCGGTAGATCACTGTTCCCTGCGTCCAGAGCTCGCAACTGCCAAAATCCACCGAAAGTTTACGATCCTGCGATACAATCCTCATGTCTATCCCTCCGCCCTAAAAGCAATGGTTTATGTATATCACATCATCAGGCACCTTCAAGTTGATCGTGATGATGCTATTCCCAAAGCCAAACAGACTGGGAATAAATCTCCGAGATGTATTTTTATTGCAGATAATGCACTTCACTTTCTCCGGATATGTCCTGCACAACTGCTGAAATTCCCCATTCGTCATATATGTTATTTTATATCCATGTCTGGTATTCTCCTGTCTGATTATCATATATATATAACTCCTATGAACGATTTTTTATATAAAATTTGCTTGAGGGGTTCAATTATAGCCCCGGGGTGCTTTTTCACCAGACCCCCATCCCCGGTATTACTAAATTGATTGTATTGTCAGCACAATTTGCGCGTTCTCCGCTCAATTCACTCCAGATGCCTTTTATCCGCCTCAACTATTCGCAAAAGAACTCTTTCGCGAATAGTTGTTAATATCTTAAATTGCAGCTAACCCCTTGTAAATACTGCGTTTCTTCACTTTTGTATCAGTTTTTCACTCAATTATCCTTTGTGCAAATTGCCTAGAAATCCGGTATTACATCCCCTGGAAGAGCCGCCTGCTGCCCGTAATCTGCTGCAATCTGCTCAGCTGTCCGGTGCTGCTCTTTATTGACCGTGGGGAGTGGTGCCGTTTCCACCATGCCATAAGCAGCTTTGGCGATGAAGATTTTATTGATGTCCCTTCCGGGCGAATTTTGCAACGAATCCACCAAAAAGTTTTTGCAAATTTCTTTCCATTTTTTGACAGTCTCAAGGTGCGCTGTACTTGACTCAACCGTATATGCCTCACCTTTATGGTTCAATTGCCATGCAGCAAAGTCTTTTATATATTCACCTTTAGAGTCATAATATATATTATTTCTATATATACCATTACTCCAATTATAAAGAGTAGCTGGGGAGATGCCGATCAGCATAGAGAACATCTCCAGGGTAGGCAATTTATCATACTTAGCACATAGTGTGATATAAATATTAAATATATCATCTAGGAGTTTAATATCATCATTATCCGGCTTGGTGATATGCTGGGATATGTACAGGATCATAGCGCGGAAAATACCATTGCCCTCATAGATCTTGGCACGGCGCTCTTCGTCAAGCTCATTGGCTATGTACTGATCGGCGTATAGGTATATACTATTGGTGTATACTTCTATGCCATTATCTGTTTTAACTGTATTAACTGTATTATCTTTCATGTATATACACCTCCTATATAGATTTAATAAATATATATACTACCTGTCACACTCTTCACGATCCTGCTTCCGGCAGCCGGAGCATTCGCCGTAGTTCTCGCACATATCACCGATACACTCTGTACCCAGTGGCTCACACTCGCCGTCTACTTCATACACACAGCTGAATTTATTGCATCTCATCGCTTCAACCTCGCAAAATAAAATAAGCACCCAACACGCTATAATCTGCGTACTGGATGCTTTTCACGTCATCTCAAGCCGGTTAAGGGGACCAAGTCCCAGCGGCTATAATATATATTAAATACTTACTGGTCTATGGTTATATTATAAAACATAACAAAATTATTTTGTCAAGGGCAAGTTTCACATGAATGGAACCTCTGGGGAATTACTGCTCTGATGATCCGCCAGCTGTCCATAATCAGCTTCATCGCCCAGATTGGCCAGCACAAGTCTGGTAATATATCCGTTAATTGTTTCGCCCTTGGCTTTTATCCGTTCTTTGGTGCCTTTTGGCAGGGTTATTGATACTCTATCATATTTCTCTTTTATATGCTTATTTTGACGTTTATATTGCTTTTCTAAATGCTCTTTAGCTTTCTTATTTGCCATACTATACCCCGTATTACATAAATAGTATTACATAAATACTACCACACGCAACGTATTTATGCAATACATTACATAAATACGATTCATTTCGTATTACATAAATATGTTTTTCTAGTATTACATAAATACCCAAATTGCTATTTATCATGATAAACATATAAATATGTGAGAACGGCGCTTTAAAATCGATTTTAAGACAATTATTAAGGAAAACACAGAATTAGTCTTGCGAACACCAAACAGGTCAAAATGAGACAACCAGAAAGCCACAGACATAAAAGAATTGATTCAAACTCATATTAATATTTTTGAGCAAAAAAATAAACCGATTTCTGGTCGATTTATCTTTAGTAGCACTTGTACAGGACTCTCCTTTCCTGTGTTTTTTTACATTCGAACATATGTCTGATTACAACCTTGATTACAAATTGATTTTTCCGAAAAAAGCAAAGTGCCGAAACCTCTTATATCATAAGGCTTCAGCACACTTTTAAAAAGTCGGAGTGGCGGGATTCGAACTCCGATGAAAAGTGTCCTTTAACCTTGATTTATAAGGCTTTCCCCTGTTTCAGTCTGATTATTTTTGATTATTTTGTAATCAAATGCCCCAAAAACGCCTATACCGCTGATGATGTCTGCCTTCTTCTCAAAATTCTTCATGTTCCTGTGGTAAAAGCGTTCCGTCGTAGTGATGTCCGTATGACCCATCTGCTGCAGGATCATGTTATTGTCAAGATGGTTGTCCAAGAGGATCGTACCGTATGTTTTCCTGCCTTTGTGCGGCGACTTATGGTAAAATCCAAGTTTCTTGCAGTTCCGCTCCTGCCTCCTGCGGAGGCTGTTCGTGGTAAAACGGTTCCCATTCTTGCCGATAAACACAAAGCCATCACTGTCAGTCTGCTTCAGCCGAAAATAGATCCAGTTGAACTGTCTCGGCACGATCACCTGCCTGATGCCGGCTTCTGTCTTGGGAGTCTCCTTGACGCCATAAACATACTTTCCGCTTTCATCATCATGGTATCTGGTCTCCGTTCTCCTGATCTTAATAGAAAAAACATCATCAGTATAATCGAGATCATCATGAACAATCGCGACAACTTCGCCGCCGCGCACTCCGGTGATAAGGATCAGAAGCAGGGCAATGTTCCATAGATCAGAATTATCGGCCAAATAGGAAACATACTTTTGGTATTCATCCTCAGAGAAAACTTCCTGATAGTCTTCCTTACGCACTTTCCGGAAGCGCTTGTCTGAAAGGTCTATCGCATCAAGGACTTCCTCCTCGACCCGGAAATCCACCATTTTTTTACGGTGCGCCCGCTTAAACATTCCCTTCGTGATTGTCTTAAAGTTGGAGAATGCCTTGCTGGTAAGATCCAGCTCAGAGACCCTCTTTTCGAGAAAGTCGCACAATTCGTCTGCCCTGATGCTTTTGATCCTTCTGCTTTTTATCGGCTGAAAATACCTTTCAAAATCCTGCTTGTACCTTAAATGCGAGGCATCGGAAATCTGCCCGATCTCCAGTCTGCTGTCGTTATAGGTATTAAAAACTTCTTCCAGTGTCGGATTTTCCAGCTGCTCCTTCCAATACTCAACAACAGCCTTCTCAACATCCTCCCTTGTTCCCCTGTTCACAAGCCTGCGCTGTTCACTTTCGTCTCCCGGAAGATACGTTCTCCACCTTCCGTCCTTCCCCTGCCATATCTTGTATGGGTGTTTCTCTAATAAATCCTTCCTCTTCTGCATCTCAATTTTTTCCTGCACAAGTGCTGCATCAAGCATACCATTTTCAATGGCAAATTTCAACAGATCCGCATCGGACATTGAGATGTCGTCCATAGGCCACGCCGCCCTTCCTCCTGTTCAATATAGTTATCTTGGGTAAAAAAATACCAACCGCTGGATATTGGCGGTTGGCACTTTATTCATATTCAATTCCTAATATGCTGAATTCCAGCTTCACTATCCATTCAGCTATCTTACTAACAGCCGAATTCAAAAACAAATATATTTTAACAATTATCCTTGAAATAGCGTATGCAATTCCTGGTGATACACCACTTTGAACTCCGTCAAAAAACCACCCAAATGCAAGTAATATGCAAAACGCTACTATTAAAATTACCAATCCCTCCACCACTAATGCTATAATGGCTCCAACCTTCATAGATAACACAAGAAATGCAATTGTCAGCAATATCAATTTGTCTTCTTTTTCATCACCTAGTAGAAATCTATTGTAATTATGGATTTGACTTTTAATTATTAAATCGCCTACCACAGTATCTTTGAAGATAAATGATAAAATGCAAAGCATCCCCATTATCAATCCCACAAAATAATAATAACTTCCTGCAAAGAAAACACTCAAGCCAATATTTGCTATTATTGCAATATATTTTATTATCTTTTTTGATGTATCCATAGTATCTATCCCTTTTCTTTTGTAACACGGATATTATAGCACTAATTATTATATTATTCAATTATCAATGTCCAAAATTATTAAATTACCCGTCACATACCATTTGGGGAAATTCCTGCATTAACTCTTCTCCCACAAAATCCGCAATACCGGATTCCATGTACTGTCACACCAGTCTATTTTAGTATTTTTCATCTTATACCCTCCAATTCTCCGCTTATCCGATGGCTCAGCTCCTCATACATATCACCGGCAGCCTGTACCATCTTATGCTCCAGCAATTTCTCCACTCTGATCGGTTTTCCTTCGCTGTACTTATTAGCACACCGATCAACATACCTGTGGAAGTCAGCGTTTGAGTTATACAATTCTTTATAATCCATCATGCATCCTCCTCCGGTTTCTCTCACTGCTCGAACTCTATCGCCCATCTCTGCTTCTTTTCCGTTGGATATTTCTCTTCTTTTTGAGGGAAAAGAGACATTTGGGTGACAACATTCTCCCGTGGTCTACTAGGGGTATCCCAACTTCCACCGCCAACTCCTCCAGCTTCTTTATGCCAACCGCTTGCCCTTAATGATGCGCCATTTTCGCTTTCTAAAATGTAGGTAATAATCTTCTGATAACCCATTTCTTTCGCTATCCGTGCCGCCCGTGAGTAAAGAAAACTGCAAGCATTCCGTGTCCCGTCAGTGCAACATCTCACAACTTCTAGCGTCTTTCCGTCATCAAGGTGACGACTCACAGGTCTGGCAACCTGAATCACTCCACAGAGATGCCCGCCATCATCTTCGCACCCTATTCGGAATTTATCACGATATACCGGCATGTGATGTCTATGTAGGCTCTCAACATATTGATTGGCTATCTTCAACTCAATCGGGACTGCTTTCATTAGGCTTCACCGTCCTTTCAAACTCTATCACCCATACCCACGGGTTAGCATCCCATCCATACTTATCAAGGTCTTGCTTTTTGATGGTGGAATCCCACAATTTTCTGAATTCTGCTCCTTTCACATGCAAACCCACACTTCTCATTGCATTCCACGCAACAGGGCGAAGCCAGACCATCCCCAGCCCTATGATACGCCAATGCCTGATTAACAAATTGGCAATTCTCC